GCCCCAGATATCAATCCCTCCTTGAGGAGTAGCACGGCAGTCTGTGAAACCATACTACCCACAACAAGCTTACCGAAGTTCTGAGCCGCCTCACGAGCGTCCTTGTTCTTCAGGTTGTTCATGATCCTAGGTCCAGCAACGTAGGGGGACACGTATGTCAGAGTGTCCAAGAGGATGTTCGCTGGAGTCCGAACGTAAGGCAGGTTCGACCTGATAAGGAACTTAGCCATCGCCTGTCCGTCTGCCCCAGGAATCCAATCGAACGCCTTGGTAAACATGCGCTCGAAGAACGCAACTGCATCCTCAGCGGCTTGTGACGCTCCAGTCTGCTCTTGGTACGTAAGCTTCCTGCCCTCCATCTCAGCGGCAGCCCTCTCTTTCTTGGTGGGGTGCTTGATGAATTGAGCCAAGGCTTCACCTTCGAGGCCCTGAGCGCGACCAGCTTGGTAGAGCTCGATACCCTCGACATACCTTCTAAACGGAACGTCACCGAGGGACAGGAACCTAAACATGACCTCTGCGGGGATGCCCAGGGTTCCCTGCACGGCAAGCTTCATTCTCTGGCTCAAAGGCGCTTTCCCGTCTGGTCCCATGGGCAGGTCTCCCTTACCGACAGCAGCCATCAAGGACCTGAACGGAGCAAACCCTCTGTGTACCCTCCACTCAGAGACGTCCTTCTCCTGACCAGTAATGATTCCGTCCAGCGCCTCGACAAATCCAGCTCCAAACTTTCTGATCCCGTACATGTAAGCGTTGATCGAGTAGGTCCTTTTCATGGGGGACTCGATGCCAAACATGTTTATCATGCGCTCCACTGGAAGGGCTATGGCATCCACGGCAACCTTGCCAAGGGCATTGATCATGTTGGCGCCAACGTTGGTCACCTGAGACATCGGGGTAAGGAGATTACCTTGGATAAGCATCGTTCCGATCTGACCCCAGCCCCTTTCAATAACGCCGTTCGCAAACGTGTCGAGCTCCCTCTCAGCGGCCTTGACTTCATCCGTCTTCGCCTTCAAAGCGGCGTCAACCTCTTCACCTGCAATGGCTCTTCTGACCAGGTCTTCATGCTCAGCCTGAAGGCGGAACAGATTACCAGCCATGTCCTGAAGCCTAGCGGTTTGAGATTCGCTTAGGGTGTTACCCCTTCTTTCTACCTCCCCTTTTATAATCTGTTCTATCCCTTTCGGGGATGCGGACTTCAGCTCTCTAAAGTGTCTGAGGATCCGTCCAGCAGTAGTTCCTATTGCGGCTGCTTCTGCAATGATCGATGGGATGGCATCGAGGTCACCCCTTGACACAGCTCTGGATATAAGCTCTCCCGCAGCAAGAACTCCAAGATCGTCGTTTCTATCCTGAAGACGAGACAAGCCCTCCTGACTCATAATAGCCACCAAGTCTTGGTCGCTCTTATCCTTCAGCATACCCTTGGCCTCCTTTATGGACTGAGGGGTAAAGTAATTATTTGGGTTGTCCAGGATCTGCCTTCTTATATCTCCTCCGTATTGCCTAGCTCCTCTTCCAGCCGTCTTTCTCAACTTGAGGAGGCCGCTTGCCATCCTTTGTGCTTCCTCCATGTTGGCGGCTACCTCGCTCTCACTCATAGCGACCTTGGATTCTATGGGCATGTTGTCGTATGCAAGCTCCAGGTCTGCCTCGGAATCGAACTCCACCCCGTTTCTTTCTGAGAAGGCCTTAAATCTCTTCAGTGCTTTGTCGTATTTAGGGGACCTCTTAATTCTGTCTTCCAGCTCTTTAGGGGTTTCTTTTCTGCCTCTCTTGAGAATGGGGTCATTGTAATCGAAGTACTCGATGTCCCCCCTCAGATAAACGGTGTTCCCGATCACGGTAGCCTCTTCAGCAGACTTGATGGGCCTTCCAGATGCGTCTACGAAAACGTTGTGCTTGAAGGGGTTAAAGAATGCCTTAACTCCATCGAAGTTCATCTGATCCAGCTGATCAGTAAGGAATTCACCATTCACACTTGCCATGGGGAATTTGTTTTCCTGGAAGGTGACGATCTTTCTCCTTGCGTTCTGATTAACGAAGAGCTCAGGGTTCTTCACCATGACGGCAGGGGAGTACCTAAGCGCCTCTCCCGAAGCAGTCTTGTCGTGCATCGTTTGAACAGGGACCCCTGTGTTCTTCATGACGTTAAGGTTGAGCCTAATGCCAACCTTCTGACCCTGCTTAACCTCAGAGTTCTTTTCCATTATTCTTCTGGACGTAGCGTCAGTAGAAAGGGCCTCGTCTGTAAGCTTGTTGGTGATCCTTCTACCGTCTCTCATCATGGTCGCCTCTTCTGCCTTTCTGCTTCTGTAAAGCGGAGAGTCAGCGGCGTTCTGATTGTTTTCTGAGGGGAACATAAGCATGGTGGATGCTCTTCTCTCGTTTTCAACCTGAGGTATGGCATCAGAGTACGTTACGTAAGGCCTTGGCGGCTTGCTTTCTCCAGACCTGTCGAACATGCCGAAGTCAAACACCTGCCTGTCTGCAAATATCAGCTGACCAACTTGTGCTGGGGAGTAGTTTTTCTCAAAGGTCTCGTTTATGTACTGGGTAACCTCATTCACCAAATCAACCGAAGCCCTTTTTACTATGGGGCTTTCCGATACGTGTGGGTTGAGAACCTTGTCTATAGCCCTGTCTATAGACCTAGCAGTATCAGTATCACCCTCCAGTTCAAGCTGATCAGCTGTTTTTACAGCCCAGTCAATCTCATCCCTGATGATTTCACTAGCGTTTTTTATAATGAGGTTGTCTCTCTCCGTTCTCTCTTCTGGGTACCTCCTGAGTGCGTGCTCAGCTTTTTCAAGAACGGAGGCCTCTAGGTCAGTAAAGTCCTTAAACACTTTAGATGCTCCAAAAGTGTCGCTGTCAGACAGATACTCTCTTAGCTCCCTAAGCTTTCTAATTCCGTAAAGAGCCACGACTGGGGCATCATACCACAACCCATTTATAAGGGCAGTAGTGTTCAATACGTGGGTGTCTATTGTTACGATATCAGACATCCTCTGGCCCTCATTGTTGACCATGTCCTTGTAATTAGCGGAGTTCAGGTTCATGGCCCAGGCACCAATCTTATTTCCAAAAACAACCTGAGACATTACCCTCCCTCTGAACTTAACGTTCGGACCATCGAAAGGCGTCATAAGAAACTTCATTAGGTCTTTCCACCTAACATCTTGGTTTCCATAGAAGTTATCCCTAGCTCCAGTTGCCCTCTTTATTCCGTCCTTTACTATGGGGGACATGTTCTCATACCCATCCATGTTTCCGTTAACCAGATCCATGAGCTTTCTTAGGCTCACTCTAATCTGTCTCTTTGTCATTCCCTCCAGACCTGGGGCCCCTTCGCTGGCCTTTGTAGCCATCTTTATGAAGGACTCAGTGACTCCAAGGGGGTTGTCAACCTTGTACTTTTCCGACTCTTGAAGCATCCAGAAGGCGGCTTTAATGTTCGGGACAGCGCTGTTCTTGGCTGACGTAAGGGCCGCAAAGATGTTAAGTTTCGCTACGTTATCCTGAAGCGAACCAGTGATGACGCCGCTGTCGATCATCGACTGAACCTTAGGCCTCGACTCTGTCTCCCAATCGCTGAAGAAGTCAAGCGGGTTTCTGCCGCCGAAAGTCTCTGCCATTAGCTTTTCGTCAGCTATGTACTTGCCCATAAGGGACTTAAAGTGCGCCCTCCTGGATTCCTTGTCTGGGAATCGCTCCATGAGGTGCTTAAACATAACCTGATAAGCTACCACCCTGTTGTTCGGTTTGAACCCAGTAGCCTTACCAATCTCCTCCCTTATAAACTCAAGGTCAATAGGTGACGTACCGTTTTCTATGGCATCTTTGGAGATCAGTTGAGACGCCCTTACATCAGGGTTAGATCCATACCTAAACTCTTTGCCCAGGTCTTTGGCCTCCCTATCTATAATGGACGAAACGTACTTGGAGAAGGCCTTCAGCTTCTCGACCTCGTTTTTGTACCGAGGAGAATCAGTCTGATTTCGCCCTTCCATGACTTGAATCTTGGTGGACATGCCTCTCACCTTTCTGCGAATGGTAGAAAGAACAGCCTTACCAAGGATACCTTGAGAGACAGCAGCCGAAGACATTGCGTTAATGTCTTTTGCAATACCCATCGGGGTATTTATCTGAGTGCTTCGCCTCTTAGACTTATAGTCTTTTATTCTGTCTACGTCGATTGTGGTTCCGTCCTCCGTTTCAAAGCCAAAGTAGTGCTGATCAGCACCCATATTGGTTGCCTTTTTCCACCAGTTTACGAAGTGCCATACGTCATTAAAGGTCTTGGTTATGGTCTCGCTACCTATGTCTTTCTTGAATCCGATGTCATACTTGTAGAACGTTTCCTCCATCCTTACGACAACCTTTCCGTCTTTGTTGACTGGAATCCTGGTGGGAGACACCATCTTGGACGCCCTGCTATTGCTTTGTGCTCTAGTTCCTTGAGTTCTAGAAGAAACAGAGGCCTTACCGTTCTTGGCAGCAGCAAACTTTCCAGCGATAGCAATGAGCGAATCTGTGTCTTTGATCGAGAACTCCTTACCTATTGCTCCGTAAGCAGCAGCAATCATCTTGTTGATTGCGACACGGATCTTATCGACAGTCTTTAGGTTTACGCTGGAGGGGTCAGCAGCGAGAGCAGACAAGAATTCATGAACCTCCTCTTCAAAAAGCACAGCCTCAGAGACACCCTCGCTTCTGTAACTCTCAACCTTGGCGTCAATCCTCGCGAGAAGATCGGGGTCGTTGCTCAAGGCCTTTCTAATCTCTGATCTTATGCTGGCCGCCTTCTTGGGGTTTACGCTGTAGATGTGGGCCATCGGAAGAGCGGCATGAAGCACCTCTTCCATCACGGTTTCAGAGAACGTCTTCGTGCGATTCAGAACCTCCGATTCAATGGCCGCGTTGTCTCTTATCTGAGATGGGTTTATGTGAATGGTGTTTGTGGTGGGGTCATACAGCCCGCCCCAGTTTCCGCTATCAAACTCCATAGCGGTTTCTGAATCTGGGTAGACGTACATCTTGACTCCCAGATTGTCCAGCATTTTCTGCAAAGAATTAAGGGTCTTTGCTTCTGAAGACGTTATTCCAGCGACATCGGATCTCCAAGCAGGGTTCCCGTCTTTAGCCCTGGGCGTGCTCACGGCCTTCTCAGGAACCTTTCCAGTATCCACAGATCTGTTTTCAGTCGTCTCCTTGACTTCTGGCCTGGCATCTTTTACGGCTTCGTCTATGTCAGCGAACTCCGACTCAGTGCTCTTGGGTTCTTTCTCAACCTTTGACGCCTCCTCCTGAGCCATGTTCATGGCCTCGTCGTAAGACTCAACACGCTTGCCGTCACCGATCTTCCCCTCACCAAGGGTAAAGAATACGACATCGGGTTTACCCTTGAGGGGAGAGTTGTCTGCATCCCATCCTTCTGGAGCAAACTCAGGATTAAAGTCAACCCTAGCCACGGGCTTAAAGCCAGCGTCCACATATATCTCCTCAAGCTTCGTGGCGTATGCATCCATATACTTGCCGCCCTTCTCTTTAGATAGCTCAAGCATCGCTCCAGCAGCGCCCTTCATGGGGGAGTTAGGAGACTTGAAAAGACCTCCTATATACCCATCAGAAGTAACGTAACCTCCAGCCATTCCATCCTTAGACAGGAACAAGCTTCCTCCGTCGTTCAGGATCCTCTGTGCCTCTTCGAGAGACACGGGAGAAACCTGCAAGAACAGATTAGAACCCTTCTCCTCATCTGCTTTTCTTGCAAGCTCCATAGCGCTTACATAGGCATCTGCTGGAGCCTCTATAAAGTCGTTCACGCTAACCGAGCTAACCTCCGAATTGGACGTCTCTTCCGTAACATCAAGCTTACCGATAGACATATCAAGGGCTTGACGGGCCTCCTTCATCTTCTCTTCAGCAGCCCTAAATGCTGTTTGATCCTCTCCTCCTAAGTCCTCAAGGGCCGCCTCGTACTCAGCTTTAGCTTGATTGTAGTCTTCTATGATTCCCCCTATGTCGTTCTTCTCTTCTTTAAGGGCATCCAGTTCACTCATCGCAGACCTGAGTTCTTCCATGTCTGGCTCTCCACGAAGCGCAGAATCGTGCAGGTCGTCTATCTTGGATTCAACCTCCTCTATCCTAGCGTCGATAGCAGACACCTTTTCCTCCACATCATTGTAGCTGGACTCTGCTTTTTGCTTTTCGTTCAGCTGAACGTTCTTCTCGGCCAGAGATCTTTCAATACCAACCCTAGTAGCTACAGCATCGGCGAGACCTTTTTTCATGTCCTCCCTAAGATCCTCTGGAAGGTTCTCGTCCATCAGCATCCTTTCCGTGTTCACGATACTGATGTCCAAAGACTGAATTCTTTTGGCGAGGTCTGGGTCACTAACAACAAGGTCCCTGTAGAAGTTGACTCTCTCTTTAAGCGTTGATTCAGCCTCCGCCTCAAGCTGTTTTGCGTTAGCAAGCATAGAGGCCTTCTCCTCTTTGTTGAACACTTCTTTAGCAAAAGACCTTATTCTTTTAGCCCTATCGAGCATCTCGTAGGCCGCGTTAGACTGAGAGTCGTATCTCGATCTACCAAGCGCTCTGGCTCTTTGACCACTAGACTGTTGGTCTATATCAAGTTCGAACACCCCTGTTCCGCTATATCTTGCGGAGACGTGATCTATGGCGGCATCAATCGCAGCTTGAGCAGCCGTAACGTTTCCGTCTGCCATCGCCTCGTTATATTTCTTAAAGGCGTGATTTGCGGCCCTATCTATGCCTATTCCGAACAGCTGCTTTCCTTGCGACTGAGCCCTGGTCTGAAGATCTTGTTTTAGCAAGTCCACAGTCGGGGCTTGCTCTTTTCTTATTCTTCGAATGTGTTCTTGCAGGTCTTTGTCTCGCTTGACTTTTATCTGCTTTTCGTCGACCATGTGGCCGCTTTCTACAAACTCAAGAACGTCCTGAGGCTTAACCCGCTCTCCATTCACCTCGTAAGTAGCTGTGGTACCCGCTGCAAGACTAATGCCGCCCATCGGAGCCTCCATCAATCCCTCAAGGGTTACCTCGTCCCAGTCTACGTCACCAGTACTTACTAGCTGAGCGGCAAGCTCACCGAAGGACGCACCAGTAGTCTCAACTCCAGTGGTAACTGCGCCTCTCGTAAAGAGGGATCGACCAACCAGACCTGCTGAAGACTTGCTCGCAAGACCCATAGTTATCGCGTCAGCGACACCTATAGCCACGCCTCTGGAGCCAGCCTCCCATTGCATTCTTTTTCTAACCTCTTCGTTCTCAAATATTTGAGCTACGTTTTCTGCAGTAGGCTCTTTGTCCCCAAGTTCCTCTTTCACTATTTGCATAATCGTCGCCTCGGCGTCGATCATACCCGACAGGCCCCCGACGAAACCCCTAGAGAATCCGCCCGCAAAACCAATTCCAGCACCAGCAGCACCACCCACGGCAGCACCTGGACCAGTAGGAGCGGTAACAGCCGCGCCAGTTCCACCACCTATAGCCGCGAAAGTAGCCCCCGTCGCGAGGCCCGTGCTGCCAGCAACAGCAAGGGTTGTGGCTTCAGTGCCGCCACCTGCCATGAGTCCAAGAGAGTGAAAGATAAGTTCAGCGGTCGCGTCAAGGTTCTCTCCCCTAGCAAGCATCCTGTCCCAGTATCCTCCCCCTTCTTCTTCTATCCTTCTGAGCTCGTTTTCGAGATTAAGGGCTTCGTCGGAAAGCCCCCTGCCCTGAGTCCTTCTTATGGTGTCCGCAACCTTCTGGTAGTCGTCAAGGTCTCCAAAACCCATTCCAGCAGCAAAGGCTTCTCCTCCAGCAGAGCCCTCATAATAACCGCCAACGAAAGCCCTTGACTGGTCGCCAATAAAGTCCGTAAACCAACCAAGGCCAGGTATATCTCTTGTTGCGTCTTCGACGTATTGCCAAATTCCAGAATCCATTTCTTGAGACTCTGGCTCTCCCTCAGGCTCTGGTAGCTCAAGGGCTTGACGGGGGTCCACAGAAGCAATCTTGTACGTTGGTCTGGGTTGAACCACATCGTCTCCCCCTACTTGGCTTCCAACAAGGCTCCTTGCCTCAGATGGATCCATGTTGTAGTTAGGGGAGTTTACGAGAGTGTTTACGATATACTGGTCAGACCTACCCTGTGCTCTGAGAACTGAAATGATCTTCTGAGGGTCTCCGTTCATACTGCTGGACTTTACCAGCAAATATAAGTATTAAAGACCTTTAGGTCACCTGCCAAAGAAGCGCCTCATTATCTTACCACCGAAAGCAAATGTGCCTTCAGGGAAGGTGCGATTGGGTAATCCCGCTGAAGGATCAGACACCTCAGTGTTTTCTGATTCGGGCTCAACACTCTCAGACTCAAACGTTTCGTCAAAGTTGTGGTCGAACAGCCACTGATCTCGATCAACGAGATCGTCTACATGCTCGTGAGCTTTAGCTTTAAGCTGTTTTACTAGTCGATTAAAGGATCTTTTACCATATTTATCATCGAACTGCTCCTTTAAGGACTTGTATGCCTTAGGCGTCTCCTCCTCATCTACGAGTATCTCTTCTCCAGTAGAATCAATTACGTGCAACCCAACCCCCCTTATGTACTTTAGTCCATGAATATTAAAAGCCCTTGTATTTCCTTCTCCGAAATCAAACCGATCTTCCCACAGAGCAGCATTTATTCTTTTTGGTTGAAGTTCCGCTGCCGCCTCGTCAGTATCTCGAAGTAGTTCGGTGTCTGTTTCGTTAGGATAATACCCAGCGCCCTCACTAGAAGTAAGAATGACTCTGTCGTCGGGGACTCTTAGGGTTTCTTCTCCGCTAGAACTAGATCTAGAGGTGGAGGGCCTTTCTTCAGGTTTCCACTCCCCAACTGCTTCCCTTGCGTAGGCCTCTATAGCATCATTTCTAGCGCCCATCGACTCCCCCCTCTTGTTTTCGTTCATAACCTCCTCTGCGGTAACCCCTTCATCCCAAACGTCCCCTTGCTGTTCAGCCCATCTCAGAGCATCTCTAGTAAACTTGCTGTTCTCAGAGATCACAGACTCGACCCACTTAACAGCCTCTTCATTAGAGGAGTACCTTCTGTGGTCGTGATTCTTTGACCACCACTTTTCGGGGGATACCATGGGGGTATCTACAAGGTAGTTGTTCGGATCCCAAAACGTTAGATCGAACAAATCTCTGTCGTTATATGCGTGATCACCCTCATCGTCGGTAATCACCCATTCCCCGTTCTTTACAGTGACCGTTGCCCTGGCGGTATCGACACCAGCCATCCACTCTCTGTAGTCTTGCTCTGTCCTGCTGTCCATCCGACCAGATTCTTCCCACTCCTTTGGGTTGATCCCAGACTGGGCAATACTCATGTTTCTTTTAAGAAGAGGATTTGTTTCAGAGGTGTATTTTTTACTCTCCTCAGCGAATGCCATCGCTTGATCAAGAAGCTTTTGATACTGAAGCCTACCCTCTTCGGTCTTTAGAAGCTCGTCCTTGTTGTCTTTCAGCCACGTAGCCATTTGATTATAGGAGTCCCCATAATACATGAACATGTCGTTCGGGCCTAATTCTGGCAAGCCCTTTACATTATCCGACGCCTTCTTCAGAGCTTCGTCTGCGACAAGCTTTGCCTCAAGCTGTTTGTTCAGCTCTCCGAGGTAATCTGTTTTTTCTGGCTTGCCGCCAAGATCTACGGCTCCATATATCATCTGGCTTCCTTGTCAAATTTCCTGAACAGCTTGCGGGCGATGTCGCTTTGCCTAGCGATAGCTGCGGCTTGCTCAGGGTTAAGAACGTACTCACCCCCAGTAAGCTCCCCAATCTTAGACCCCCCTTGCATAACGTCTATCGGGTTTCTTCTGTGCGAGAATACCCCAGGAGTCTTTTTCACTTTCGTTCCATTTTTTCCAAATCCCTCAAGAGGCTCCAAATAGTCCCCATCATTAGAGCTATCATTCATGTAGTCTCTCATTAAGTCTCCACCCTCAGTCGCGGTTCCAAACTCCGCTCCTGCTATGTTTCCCCCAGTGGTAACCAGTTGAGACAGGAAGTCCGTACCTGCTTGAGACTTAGCTTGTTGGGCTTGGAAGCCACCTATAAGACCAGACTTGGCTTGTTGTCTTGCGAGAGTGAGGTCGGCGCTAACATCTCTTCTCCTGGCCCCTCTAAGTCCCTGCTCGATGTTGCCGTAGGCCTGAAGAGCATTCGTCTTTCTGGTAAACTCCCTCTGTCCAATACCAGCCATGACATCGGCGGCTTGTTGCTGCTGCCTTCCAAGACCCCCAAGGAGCGCCTTAGCGCCAGCGCCTTTAAGCGCACCAAGAGCTGTAGCGGAGGACCTGTCTGCGGCCCTTCTCTCAAGATCAGCTGTTGGATCCTCCATGGCGTACTGCATGTACTTACGCATGGTCGGACCCATGCTGTACAGCGACTCTCTTTCGGTAGTGAGCCTGTTTGCGTCGCGTTCTCCGCTGCGCCTAAGCTCTCCGTAGAGATCCATCTTTTCATCCGCCCTTTTGCGATCGCCCAGGTATTCGATACCAGAACTAACCGCCTTGGCGATCATCATCATAGTAATTGGATCCATGTTACAAATATAGTTATTGCTGCCCTAAAGCGTGATTCTGCTTAGAGTCTGAAAAATGAGTGTTTACACAGAACAGCTCGAACTGAGTGTTCTGATCGTTGACTATTGTTATTTCAGCCCAGTGACCCCTGATAGGGTCCCCGTTCTGAGACTGAAGAGTTACGAGGACAAGGTCCTCATCGGTGTTGACCACGGGCTGACCACTGGTAGTTATTGTAGTGGAGTCTTGCAACCCGTTAAAACTAATGACCGAGTTGGCCGCTCCGATTTGCTCTAGGGTACCTGAGTTCATCCTCATTATCGTAGCTCCATTCATAAGAGGCAATGTGTTCACCCTCTTAGTAAATGTAATAGTTCCGTTAGTGAATGACTCTATTCGACCAAGCGGTATAATGTGCATCGAGGAGTTAACAGACTCGTCTCCACCCATAGCCCCGTACAAAGTACCTTCCTTTTCAACCAGGTCGAAAGACCTAGACGAAGCCCCAAGATCAGTTGTTACGTCCTCTACATCCCACTGAGTGCTGTTGGTTTCCAGCGACAAGGCGTTAAACACCTTGACCATACTGGGGTTGTAGTTGCTTGCCGTAACGACCCTAGAGTCAGCCGTTGCCGCCCCGTAAAATCCGTTGTAGTTGTTTCCGTTGTCGTTGACCCTGTGAGCAAAGAATATCTCGGCGTTATCGTCTCCCTGAGGGTCCACATATACAGCTGAGTACATCTCACTCTCAAGGTACGAGTAAGTGTCTGGATAGAAAGAATATCTGCTTTGCCATACGTTAGAGTCCATGTTATACCCCACCGTAAATCCATTCCAGTTACCCGCAGGTCTGAACGTTACGTAGTATGTTTTTTCTTCTGGATCATATCCGCTGACAATCTTTATTCTCGTGGGTGTGGTTGCCACGAAGTTGTCAAGTTCATTTATGAACAGAGAGTCTATGCCGTTTTCAGAAGCAACAGACAACCCCTCCCTAGTCAACCTGATCAACTTTTTCCTAAACCTGTCTACGAAGAATACAGTCCCGTCAATCATAAGAACAGATTCGGGGTTGTCCCCACATCCGAAGTCCCCCATGTAATAAGACGCATTTCCAAGCACGTTAGAGGTAAGCGACGGAATCTGTCCCTGAGTGGCCGTTGTAATGATGTCTTTGTTGACTCCGATCTGAGCAACCCTGCTTTCCTGCACCGCCAAAAGAACGCCGTCCCTAAAGGATTCTATGTACCTACACGGACCGTTTGCGGAGTCTAGGCTGTAGAAGTTCCCAAGGCTGGCGTTGAATGATGATAGTGAGAGGTTCGCAACGTCTTCTGCGTAGGCATCGCTATACACGATTCCGTTTTGCCTTCTTACGGTTGCTGAGCTTTCTAGCACCGCATGGGGCCGACCCTTACTCCACTCTCTAGACGGGAAGAAGTCAGAGACCGAATGAGATTCGAGCGCAATGGTTACAAAACCCCACTCGTCAGGTAGCTCGGAGTTCCAGCTTCCGTTTAAGTACTTTGGCCCTGCTGCAGCAGTGGCCCTAATATAGGCGTCTCCATACACCCTGATACTGGGTCCGTGTTGAGTCAGATACGTGCCTTTGTATCCGCCACAATTTCTTGCCTCTCCGATCTCATAGTACACGTCTTGATTAGACGTTCTTGGAGTTAGCATCTCTACCACTGTGTGTTTACCCCAGAGGTGGTTCCCCGATGTGGTAGTTCCGTCTGGATAGCTTTGTCCAGTCACAGAGAACCAGTCAAACCCAGGGTACTTTAGCTCAGTGGTACCAGAAACAGCAACTCCAGCGGTGACCTGAGGGGCGTCTATTATAACAAACGTACCAGTGTGTATGTCGCTTATACCGCCAAGACTCGCGGAGGTTAGAGTGTGCTCAAAGGTTCCATTACCACCAGAGTAGGGGAACGTTATCGTGAGAACGTCCTGAGGCCTAAGCCTACCACCACGGTGCTTTACCACCATAGACTCTACCGTGTTTGAGTTCTGAATCTTAATTCCCTCAAACGAAGGAGGGTCTACAGAAGAGGTTACATCTGTACCTCCTCTAGAAACAGTTACTGAGGAGCTTACGAATCCAGAACCACTATTCGGAAGAAGAGAGGGGTTAGAAAACGCAAAGTCAACTATCTGCCCCGACCTCATCGCTCTTTCAATTCCAGCTATCGGGTTGTCTTCGTCCTGACCGAGGTTAACTACCCCGACAACATTAAATTCAATAGGTACGGCGTCGGTTGTCCCGTTAGATAGAGGGTACAAAAGGCTCGCTGGCTGGTACTCTCCAACATCAGCCCCAGTAGTGGGGGAGTGCTTTATGACCCTGAGCCTGTCCCCTTCGGTAAAGGAGTACTCCTTGTTTCCGTTTTTATCTTCTCTGTAGTCCTCTATTGTTTTCAGGGAAACATAAAGCTGCTTTCTTTCCTCTTGTAGCTCTCCGTCCATATCCCGTGGGGGGAACGCATTACCTACCGTGTAAGAGTTAAAGTCACTGTATGTACCCATGCCAGAGTACACTATTTGATACTTTCTGGCCCACGCAGGGGGCTCGGAAGAGAAATCAATCCTTGCCGCTATAGCGCCCCTGTTTCCAGAGGTTCTCTCCCCAGGAGTCGGGGCGTAGAACGATCCAATTCTGTTTACGTTTCCACTTCTGTTAAACTTGTCGTAGTACACAACACCGAGGTCGTGAGTACATCCAGCCTTGAATGTAGGCTGGGCAAACAAGGTCTTCATGATGACACTTGAATCTGAAACATCCAGCACCTTCATGGATGCGATGTTTCCGTTCAGGTTAGATATCCTAAGGTTAGCGTCATCCTGACCCGTAAAAGAACCATCTACAGAAGGGAATTGAGTTGTGGTACTATTATTAGTAAATTCTGGACTAGACACTGACGGGTTAGTAGTGACCCTAAAGCTTTTGGGGAAAGGCTTTATCGTAATGTCTGTACTCGTACTCTCTACCTCAAATCCCATTACAAGCCTGTAATCTCCACCCGTAATTCCAAGGAAGTCCCCAGAAGAAATACTTCCAGAGGTTGTTGTGGCTTTTACTTGGCTGTTGTTCGCGTTACCTGTAACTAGTTGATTTTCCCAAAATACTACATCCCCAAGTTGCTCGGATATAAACTCTTCGAGCTCATCTATAAACGAGCTTAAAGACATGCTTTCCTGAACTGCGTAAGAAATGTCTGTGCTCCAAGTCCTGTCAAATCGAACCTGGTTATCTATAGTTCCAGCCGTAACGGTAAGTGAGGGGGTGAGCTGCTCTACAACGCCCCCTACAAACAATCCCTGTGTGCTGGAAATTGTACTGAATCCAAAGTCGAAGTCAAAACTCAGGGTCAGGTTAAATAAGCTTCCTCCAGGGACTACAGTCGATGCGCCTGTAAAGAAGTCCGTTGCATCGAAATCTAGAACAACATTGTAGTTTGCATCCGAGCCAGTAGGGGTAGCTGCTGTTGGGACCAAAAAGTCGCTCACCTCAGATTCCGAAATGGCGATGGTATTTCCGTTTACTTCGCTTGAATACCTAAGAGAAATGGAGGCATCAACGTCAACGTTGGGCCTACCACTCTCGTAGTTTGAGTACATTAGTCTGTTTTCTACAAGTGCCTGTCCCTCGGCTCTAAATGGTACGTCGTCATACAGTTTAAAAACCGTGTCGTCAGAGACACCCCCTTGCTTCAGGTCGTTGAAGAACCTATAGACCCCCGTGTCTGGGTTGTAAATCGTTTGATTCGATCCATACACGTTTCGAGTCAGTGCTTCATTTGCGTCAAACTCATCAATGACAAACCAAGCCCCGTTGTTTCCTACCCTTCCCAGAAGCCTAAGTCTTTCTACATCTGGGTAGTTAACAGCGTAGAGACCGAAATTACCGAAACCCCTCCAGTTTGTCTGAATCTCACAGATGTTATCCGTGAAGAACAAAAGGCCAGATTCGTCCTCCTCAAGGCCAGAGGCAGAGATTGTGTCTGGATACGCGATCTTGGAGTACGGGCCTATAGCAGACTCCTCTCCATCAACATAGATGTACTGCATCGCAAACTGATGCGTAGTCCTATCGAAGTTGTTTACAGAAAGACTTCTATCTGACTGAAAGACAAACGACACTGGCTGATTAGGAGCTGCCTTTATCGCGTTTAGAGCGTAGTCCAGCTCGTTATTGGAAAGGTCATCGTAGTCTCCAGCTATGGCCCTATCTACGTTTATTTTTCGAGGTGGGTTTACGTTGTCAGTGAAGTAAAGTACAGTTTGGATCACCCCGTCTTGCTGAAAAGCAGCGTTAATCACATCAGCCTTTACAAAGCTTGAAGTGGCAAAATTCAAGAACGAGCCCTTGAACACTATCCTATACGTATCTTCAGATGGGTTGTGCTGGTAGATAACAGACTCGTCATCGTTAGTCTCGTGAGCAACGAACCAGTATATAAACCCCCTCTGACTGTCAGACGCGCTTCCGATAACTACGCAGTTCTCTCCAAACCCATCAGGTATTCTGTCTGCGGCGGTAGACGGATCTACAGCTATTGTACCTTTTGTGTTCTTTATAACACCAGTAGAATTTGGCCCGTTCTCAGCTATCGTGACGTTCAAGGCATCAAGCATTTCTCCAGCCTCAGGCCTAAGAAGCCTTTGGTCTGCGTCTGCTTGAAGTCTGTTCGGTATGGTCTTATCAATAGCCATTAGCGCTTAGGTGCTTGCTTAAAGTTCTTACGAATCGTCTTGAGGAGCTCCTCTTTCGTGAAGGACTTCATACGAGCGTTAGCCTTGCGCCTTTCGTTGTAGTACTCTTGCCGAGCCCTGGCCTTCTCGTTAGCAGGAACGGCAGACTTACGCTCAATCAGCTTGTAGTAGATGTAGGACCTGAGAGCCTCCTCGGCATAGACGTGAACTCTAGGGTTGGTTGCCCTGGCCTCGTCTGCGATGTACTCGATCACGACCTCGCTGATGTCTCCGTTGGACTTCAGTTCGAGTCTGTTCTGGTCCATGTTGACCCTGAACTCTCCGTAGTAGTGTCCACCACCCACGCCGTACAACCTACCGTGGTTATTCTCGTGAACGAAGTTCCTAAAGATGTAGGAGTTCATACCGTCGGTAATGCCATCGTCTACAGCGGGGGAGCCGCTATTCGTTGCGCTCTTGCTGTCTTCCCTGTCGTACAGGCCGTCACCATCGGTGTCGTAGAAGTATCCGCCAGAGGTAGAGTACTTCTGAGACTGGTTGATGTTCTTGTTCTCTCCGAGGACGTACACCAGGCCGTCGCTGCCTACCACGCCAACCTTGGTCCAATCCACGTAGTCGTCAGGCAGGGTAACCGTACCATTGCTAGTCACCGACAGCTTCAGAGACCGAACCACCTTGAGCATATCCATCCCCATCTCCCTGATGCCACGAAGCGCAAACGCCCTGATCGTAGTGTCAGGGGCGTAGCTCACGTAGTCGTCGGTGTCCAGAGTAAGGATGAAGTCGTTGACTATCTGATTTACTGGTATATAGTTTCTCGACATCAGTAGGTGCTTTCTTGTTTACGTTCGTTTTGCTCTCCCTGAGCGGTTGTGGCAACAAACTGATCTCTGAGGTTGACCCCTATAAGCTGAGCGATCTCAATCACGAGGTCTTCCAAGTAATGCTCTGGGAGCTCGAAGTCAACAGACGTGTTTTGCGGAACGTCATTGACATCTACTACCACAGACGGGAGGGCAACGCTGTTATCTCCCTGAGGGATCTTGTAATACCTAAGCCTGATCCTATTGATGCTGTCTGGGAAAACCTCGATGTCGTTGCTTACGAGGGCCACTGGAGCCATCTCCGTAGGTCTGCTGATGTCGCTCAGCAGCAGTCTCTCGATCTTGTCCTCGTCGTAGCACAGGTCTATAATCGTCCTTGTACTCTCCCCCATCAAAAGACTGCCATCTGTAGTCGCAGAAATTATTCTAGACAGGTCTTCAGGCTTTGCAAACACACCATTGGTTCTGTCGATAGCCTCGTACCTAGCGAAGAAGGCCAAGTCCTCTTCTATGCGCTTGAACCTAGACTTATCCCTGCCAGGGTTAAACCCAGCTCTGTTCACTCGCTTAGCATCTTTCAGCTCATCAAAGAGCCTGTTAAAGATTCTCAGCTGTGCAACCTGAGCGAAGTTGTTGAATGTCACGGGCGTAACGAACCCGTTCTGGTCTTTATTTACCAGATCCTTGAGGGTGTTGTATACCGCGCCAACGCTTACTGCCATGAGACAAATATACAAAAAGAAAAAGCCGCACTATGGCGGCTCTTTCCAGTGTATTCAGTATACTCAGCTCTGCAGTTGTCTTTCTATTTCTTCGACCACAGGAACCGCAGTCTCTGTCAGGCAATACCTAACAAAAACATCGGTTGGGTCTTGACCTGCTGGGACAGAAACGATCAGCTTTCCGCTGTCGAACCAGTTGACCCCAGTAGAAGACATTTTGATGATCTGATACTTTTCAGCCATCTTGAGCTTCGTCTTCATCTCAACGACAGGGTTATTGAACGAGTCGATGAACTTCTTCGGAGACTTCTTAGCGTAGATAAGGAGGTCATGCTTGATCTCGGCGACTGGGCGATCAACGTTGATGCCAGCGGACACGGCCACGCTAAGCAGCTCCTCAAGGTCCTTGTCCCTGACCATGGTCACGGCATCAGCCAAGAGGAACTCGGTATCGACGTGAATTTCAGCCTTCTTCTCCTTGTTGACCAGCTCGAACATAGTGCCTCCGTTAGCCTTGTTGCCTGGGTGGAGCTCCATAAACCTGTTCAGGTTCGGCTGGTCTGGACGCACAAAGATCCGCCCGTCCTGAAAGACAACAGACTTACGGGTAGCGTTGTCAGACTGCTCATCCCTCCAGACGCTGGGTTCGTTCGGGCAGTACCTGAGCTCCCTTACTGTATTCTGTTCGGGGTCAAAGACTGTCGTGCCTTTTTGCTGCATCATGAAGGTCGCCCCCATCGGTCGCAGGGTCTTGTATTCCCTTACGACGTTCTTGGGCAAATCCCTTTTAATCTTGACAGCAGCCTTAGGCTCTGCTTTCTTGGTCGCGGTTTTTGTAGCGGGACGACCAGGTCCCCGCTTTGCGGTTGTAGTAGACATTAAATTAAATTATTGGGTTGTATTAATTGAAAGTGAGAATCACCACAGAGACGTTTGCTCCGTCAGAGGATGATACCCATGCAACGCCAGTCTTGGCGTTAAACAAAGTCGTAGACTGAGTGTCGGAAGACGCAGACGTCGGAATAACTCCAGTGAATGTGTCTGATCCTGTATCTGTTATAGTTCCAACGTAGTGTTTCATGACGGTTACAGACACGTCAGATGCGGTTGTAATCGTTACGGTTCCAGTAGCGTTAAGATTGTTTATCTGAAAGTGATAGGCGTCGTCCACAGGAAGGGTGATGCTGCTGTTTGCGGCTCCAGTTCTATTGAAGACCTTGGGAATCATCCCGTCATCAGCCGTGTCAAGATTTACAGCGGTTCCCCCTACGGTAGTCGGCTCAAGTTGATTTGCATAGAACGGACCAGCTGCCGCCTGAGAAACATCGCTAGTGTCAAGAACGACCACCCCAGTCTCACCGTTTACAGAGTCGACAGGAGCGCTTCCAGTAGCCGAAGCCATGTCCGTCTCAGAGATAATTCTCCATCTGTTGTTATCCCACACCACGGTAACGGAATCACCCGTCTCTTGAAGGGTGGCGATAGTCGTTTCAGAACCAGCGTTTCCTCCGTTATCAAAGATGGTGTAAGAACCGACGCTACTTGCTACAGCTTCAACAAACACGACCGTACCGACGTGAGTTGGCACCCCGATTTTAAGGGTCATATTAGTAGAAGAGTCGATGGACACCCTACTGGTAAGTCCATTCCAATTTGCTCCGCTGTTGGCGTCGATGTCCGCATCGGCAACTGCTTGAGTTGCTCCGTCCAGATACACTGGTATTACATGTCTTGAGGATCCTCCCATAACTGCAAATATAAAAGAAAAAAACAGGGGCCGAAGCCCCCGTTTTCATAGCGTTGTAATTGGTATTAGGAAGCAGCGTGAGCCATTCCAGCAGACTGGTCAATTATAAACCAAGCCAGTCCATCCCACATAAGCGTGACGAAGTCACCAGTAGCATTGATGTCTATAACCTTATCTGCGGCAACCCTAGGGCTGGCAACAGTAACTTCACAAGCAGCACTGGCGTGAACGTTGATCACCTTTTTGATCTGTCCTTCTTTAGTTCCGTTTGCAAGAGTCATATTGGCGCCGTCAGCAACAGCGACCGTAGACAGGTAAGTACCAACACTAAGGGCCCCATCAGCGACCAAGTCCTCTCTTTCTGCATTAAAGACAAGAGGAAACATATTTGTATCAATAGCCATGTTTGTACTTATTGAGAAGATTAGGAAGGGGCCGAAGCCCCCTCCTTCACTTCAGGTTAATCAGGTAAGCAGGACGTGCTGGTTAGCAGCGCGGGTCACGAGGTTGCACTCGGAGCGGTAGTGGAACTTAGCCTCGTCCACATCGTTCGTCGTGTAACCAAGGACACCACCACCTTCCATCCAGTGGTCGAGCTCACGACTGTAGCCGTTGGTCTCCTTGTAGTTCATCTCCAGGGCAGGGGAGTGATTGCCAGTCTTGGCATCAGCCACCGTGCGGAGCGGAACCATAGCACCCTTGAACGGCTTGTTGTCAAAGGCACCGAGCAGGGTCGGGTCGCTCAGGAGCTTCCAACCGTGCTTGTGGAAGGTGTAGCTACCTCTGGTGAAGCTCTTGAAGCCCAGCTTGACAGCCATGTCAGCGCTGTTTTGGAAGGCTCCGAACTGACCAGGAAGACCAGCGGTGGTCTGCGTAGCGATACCAGCAGCAAGCATGTCGTCGATGTTCAAGGACGTAGCCGTGTCAACGTACATAGCGTACTCCTGCGGAGCACCCTGCTTGTCGAGAGCGAAGATCAGCTCGTCGATGTCAGCAAAGCCAGCACCGTCACCGAAGCTACCCTGCGTGGTGATACCACGACGGCCAATGGCCTGGAAGTAACCCTCGGATCCCGTGATGTCCTCACCAGTTCTGAGATTGAGGTCTGCGTTGCCGTCACCGAAGTTCGTGCTTCCTTCGTCAACAGAATTAACCGTTTGACCGAGAAGCATCATCATCTCTCTCTGGTTCATGAAACGCTTACGAACGTCCATCTCGCCCTTCACGTACCAGCGGTACTCACCGCCACCGAGGTTGATCCAGCCGATGTTCGTGGCCTGAGAACCAGTCACGCGGAAGGACTCCTTGGTGATGAAGTACGGGTTGACACGCTTGATGACCTGCGTCTCGTAGAACTCGTCGGGCTGACCCGTTCCTTGAGCGTAGATGTTGCCGATGATGGCGCAATCCTCAGCAGCAGAACCGTCTTGGGTAATGTTGCTTCCGTCCATGCTCTTACCAGTGGTGGAGGTCAGAACAATGATTCTCTGTCCAGCCTCGGTAAGGAGAACGTCGTTGACGCGGGCAGCCTTGCCAGAAGCGAAGGCCAGCGTGCAAGTTCCGTTGTTGGGGGTGGCACCAGTAATGGTGACGCTTGCAAGCTTGTGCAGACGACCCTCCTCCCAGTACTGAACTTCGTCAGCGGTACCGCCAGAGCGAGTAGCGCCAGTCAGTTGGAGAAAACCAGTGATACCCTGATCACCGTAGGTATTCACCAAGAGGTCCCTGTTGTCAGGCTTGGTGACGTCGATAAGGTCTCCGATGGAGACATACTTTGAGGGGTCGGTCTTCAGAGCAGCCTCCAAGTTGGACGGCGTGACGTTTGCACCAACACCCGTGTTTTTGATGCTAATAGCACTCATGATATTGTGTTGTTGTTATTGTTTAAAAAGACCAAGTGGATCCTCCTCCCAGCGCTTGTTTGAGTTGTGCTGTAAGACTATCCTCTTGGGGGATTTGCCCACCTTGATTCGGGGTCTGAGCGCTAACGTTAGCTGCTTGATTCACAATGCCTCTTTGACCGTCTGCCATACCTTGTTTGTAGACAGCTTGAACAATCTGTTCCATATTATCGATCACGGCTCTGTGAACATTCAGCTTGTCGTAGTCCCAGTTCCCATCCCGTTGGACGTAGGGATCAAAGAACTCGTCAAGGCGAGTGTTCTTTTCCATCAACTCTGACCTGTACTGGTCGTTAAGTCCGAACGTGAAGCTGTTTCCGTTTCCAAGGTCAAATTCGACCCCATCAAGGGCTTCCGTTTCGTACTCCATCGCGTCGTACCAGTCGTCGTCAAATGGCTCATAATCCTCTTCACTCTCTTCAAATTCTGGAGCCGAGTACCTCTCTCTGAGTTCCTCAATCCCAGCCCTTGCGTTCTGAGCGTCGATTTTCATTTGCAACTCGGAAAGCCTGACCTCATCCTCTGTGTGCAGATTCGGATCAAGTTTGTACTTGCTAGACATAAGCGTAGAGATCTCCTCCTGAGACAGGTTCGGGTAATCAGACGCCATCTGCACCTGGATAGCAGTCATGTCATCCATTTCGGAAGGGTTGAGCTGCTGATAAATGAACCAGTCTTGAGGAGCCCTGCCAGTCTCTTCGACAAACTGAGCAATAGCTTCAATTCGTTCGTCAAGCACAGTTTCCTGTTGCTGTTCCTCGAAAAGGTCGTCCAGGGACTCTAGATTTGCACCGAGCCTTTCGCTCAAGTATTCTAGAACCGCACCTTCGACCTGATCTTCGGTGTATTGTGTTTCATATTCCTGCTGAGTCTCCTCCGTTGAGGGCTCGTATTGTTCTTCGCTCATAGAAGCGTCGAACTGTTCTTCTTCCTGTACTGGAGCTTCAGGTTGAACCTCAGGTTGAGTTTCTTGCTGAGCTGCCGCCACTTCGGATTCGTCTACAAAAGTGAAGCCAGTAGACTCCTGACCTTCCGTAGGGTTAACTTGTTGATCTTCCATAAATTGAATTTTGGCAAATATAAGTGTGAATTACTTACGATATCTAGCCACCTTATTGGCTATCTTCTTGGGCTGACGCACAAACTGCTTGCCCTTTTTATTACCCTCTGCCTTGGCTCTGTTGGTAGCTGCTTTCTCTGACTTGGAAAGGCTCTTCCATGCAGCGTCAGGCAAGTAGCGCTTCTTGCCCCTCGACGGCTTACCGTCAGAGGTGCGCCACTTCTGCTTACTCCACTTGCTGAGACTGTTGCTGCTAGACTTCTTGCCCTTGTACCCGCCTCCAGCTTTCTTGTATCTAGCCGTGGCGATCTGAGCCTTACGAGCAGACCACTGCCCAGCATTCCCACCTTTGCTACCAGCCTTTACGCTGGCTACGATTCTCTTCCAGAGAGCCCCTTTGGTTTTCTTCGCTGTCTTAGCCATGTGTTACAGTTTTAAACTGCGCTTTGGCTACGGCTCCTGGGTGGGGCTTGTATTCCCCAGCCATGAGATAGTACCGTCCAGACTCCTCCATCCAGTGATAACCTTTCGGAGGATCGATGCTCACTTTCTTGTTGAGCACCTTCAGCTTACCGCCCTTCTGGTACTTAACCGCCCTCATCAGCCGAAGTAAACGATATGGTTTCCTGCAGTAGAGTTTGCGTCTGTCCACCGACCGTAAATCGTAACCCCTGCGGGGATATTCGTTGCAGACAGGCTGGGCCAAAGGTTCGTGTCTTCAGAGGTCGTAGTGAGTCCAACACTTCCGCTGAAAGAAGTGATGGCTACGATTACTCGTCCATCTGGAGGGGTGATCGCAGTTCCAGTTGTCAGCGCACAACCCATCTGACCAAATGCGGCTTCGTCGTGGTTTCTCATGTTACTTTGTTTTTAGCAAGGAGAAGCTTGATCTCCTGTATGTCTTCCAGAAGCTGTTTTATGTTTTGCTTCAGTTCTCCGTTATCGTTTTCCAAGGCGTGAACCCTTGCTTTCAGCGTCGTATAGTCCGTCTGAAACTTGATCCACATGCCGATAAGTGAACCAACGATAGCGAGGAGCTCAAATTGAGTAAGTGTATCAATCATGTGTTGCAGTTCCATTTATCCAGCGCAAGCTTCTTACGAGTTGGTTTTCCGTTGGGTTTTTTCAAGGGGCCCTTTACAGCACTCATTCGTCTGCAAAACGCTTCTCTCCTCTTAGCTTTTCTACTTCCCTTTTTAAGTTGAGACGGAGGCGTGGTTACTGCCATTTGTAGGTTACTACCAGTCTCTCTATTGTACTTAGCTATCCCAGCCTTCGTGAGGCCTCCTTTGGGGTCCTTATGTTTCCCCATTTTGAGTCGGACTCTTCCGCCTTTTTTGTAAGATTTACAGGCCTTCATGAATGCAAATATAATCAAGCTGGCTTTACACCGTATTCACCAGCACTCAGCGTGTAAGTCTTTGTAGAATTAGTGTCAGCGCACAAGTACGTCATACTAAAGGATTCGCCAGTAGAAACCTCCAAGGTTTCGTAAGTAGCCTCGTAAGTGCCATCATCTTGATAGCAGTCCTCTAGTTCTTGCTCTATAAATCCGAACTCCATGTTTGGGCAATTAGCGTCTGTCCAGGTTTGCTCTAGATCACTTTGCGTAGCTATGGTAACTGTTCTAATCATATTATGTAGCTGAAGTTGCAACCAACAAGACTTCTCCTAGCGCCTGGTTGTTTTCCCTGAACGTCAACATAACCGTATTGATTCCAACGTTTATGTCATTTCCATCAAGCATCTGATTGATACTAGACCAAACATTGCTTCCAGGTGTGTTTTTGAAGCTGGTATTACCCATAAAGAACCCAGGAGCAAGGTTTGCATCCCAGTTTGCATACCAAGCCCCATTCTTTTTTGCGAATATGAACTCATTGCCCAGGGATGCCGTGTGCTCAATCGTGATCAAATCTTCATAGTCCGTGTCTGTGCCGATTTGCTGATAAGTTCTATCTGAATTGGCGGGTTCAATATTAAAGTAGAAGGTCGCTCTACGAGACCCGTATAGACTACCGTCCGTCTTAATTGCGTAAAGGCAAAGTCGGCTCTTCATAAATGGCTTTTCCCAGTCGGTGTCTGTGCCTATTTGTATTGGGTAGAAGCTGTCTGTCGTGTTTCCTTGTCCCAGTGCTCCATCGTTGGCATCACCGAACGCAAAGAATTTACCACTCTTGGTTACCACCGCAGAGGCGTTGTATCCGCAGCTTATCTCAGCTATTGTCTCTGTCCAGTTTGTAGTCGCATCGGACTTGACTCTAGTCCACGGCTTGGTGCTTCCGCTGGTCGTTCCTACCCCAAGTCTTCCGAAGTAATTGCTTCCTGCGGCATACAGGTATTCGCTTCCAGTGCTACCTTTTATAGCAAGACCTCCAGTGGGAAAGTTTACGTATGCGTCGATGTCAATCCAGTCTGTGTCGCTACCAAACTGAGACCACCCGTAGTTCGTGCTGTTCGTGGTTCCAGTTCCCGTGTCTGAGCTTGCTGCGAACTGAGAGCAGTTGCCGCACCACCAAAGTTCTCCATTTGTCTTAATTGCCCAACAACCCTGATCGAAAGGAGAAAACTTCGCCACATTAGTCAGGCACTGCACAAGCTGATGCCCGTCACCATTAACAGCTCTTCCCATTCTGTTCAGGTTGGTATACCCCATAGAATAAAGGTTGTTAGAGCTGTCTAGTGCAAACATATGCCAGTTGTTGCACTTCATTCGAACTATGTCGGTTCGAGTAGAAAGCTGGGCTTTATAAAGGCTTACCGCATGTTCCCCGTAAAACTCCTGTGCATCAGGAACTCTCGAATTGAATCCGCCACCCTCAAAGTACAAGACTCCCGTGTTAGATTCTGAAGGACCACTGCTTCCAGCGGGTACGTCCTGTCCGTTTATAGATGCGATGTTAGCCATTTGGATTCCGTTGTATTCACTTATATCTGGCATTATGCAAGCTCAATGAAGTTGGGGCTTGGGTTAAAGTAGATCTGGGAAGTGCTCATGGCATACCCCACAATCCTGACTATGTCACCTGTGGTGAACGAGCTGATATCGTTGGTTATACCACCCTCAGTAAGGCTGACGTACAAAATATCTCCAGGGGTAAAGGTGTTAGAATAGGTGATCGACCCCCTAACGAGCATGCCATCGGTCAAAGCATTTGATCCAAGGGCTATAGCCAGCATGCCTGAAGAGGTTGACTCAGCATCGGCGTCAGCGTTGACCCACCTAGCAGTAAGGGGAGACCCTGCAGCACTCATGTACCTAAGCTGTCCAAAAGACATGCTACTACCGCTTCCAATCTTGACCACCTCTCCTTCGTATGCAGTCTGATCATACGAGGTGCTGCGGGTGACGAAATCGATCGACTGCCCCTCTAAGGTCTGCTGAGTACCACCCCCACTTACCGTTGCAAAAGACAGGTTTCCACTTCCGTCCGTCTGAATGACTTGCCCATTACTTCCGTCAGTAGCTGGCAGAGTGTAAGTGACGTCAGCAGAAAGAGATCCAGGAGCCCTAAGTACAACTGCGCTCTGCCCGCTTCCGTTAAATTCTTCCAGCCGTATGGATCCCCCGCTTTGAAGGCCGCTGTCAAACTTTACGTTACCCACCATTTCAATCGTTGATGGGCTACCTGGAGTCACCTTAAAGGCAGCGGCACCAGAGCTGTTTTCAATTTGGAAGTAAGAGGGGTTCTCTATCTCCAAGTGATATCCGCCACAGGTAATTTTTCTGTTTGCAGACAGGGTCTGGTTTGCGTCAGCCAGGGGGTCTGGAATTACAGTGTCCCCCTCCAATGCTGTTCCAGCGGTAGTGCCGAATCCTGGGAAGGACGTCTTAGCGGTATTTGCTGTAATAGCAGACGCCTGAGCCGAAGTAATGGTAGTCGTGTCACCCGCCAAGGCGGTAGTACTCGTAGTGCCGAGTTGAAGAAGAGCTGTGTCGCCTTCCAAGGCTGTTCCAGCGGTAGTACCAAACCCTGGAAAGCTCGTCTTAGCAGTGTTAGCAGTAATAGCAGAGGCTTGTGCAGACGTTATGGTTGTGGTGTCTCCTGCGAGCGCTGTGGTTGACGTAGTCCCCAGCTGGAGCGCGTCCGTGATTCCGTAGCCAGAAATAGTTGTGGGCTTTCCAGTTAAATCCCCAAATGCACCACTAAACAAAGAAGTGTCTCCTTCCAGCGCTGTGCCCGCCGTAGTTCCAAATCCTGGGAAGGACGTCTTAGCAGAGTTCGCAGTGATTGCAAGCGCCTGAGAAGATGTGATGGTCGTTGTGTCTCCAGCCAGGGCAGTAGTAGAGGTGGTTCCAAGCTGAAGCGGCGTAGCGAACTCCATAGCCGTCCTCCCAGCATTGACCACAAGAACCTGTCCCGAACTACCAAATCCAGACGGCGTGTCGGTAAGGCCAAGCAATGTTGAGCTTCCGCTGCCGCTGCCGCCGCTTTGATTGACGAACTCAAGGGCTGTCGCTCCAGAGTTTACAGCAAGAACCTGACCAGCAGATCCGAGAGAAGCAGGGACTTTGTCTAGGTCCGTAATGGATAGTTCCGTTCCGCCTCCAGAACCCACATATATACCGTTTTCAGCGATAAGCCTTCCGTTTATTGTAAACTGCGGGGCTCCAAGACCAGGGTTTCCCCCTTGTACAGTAAATGCGTCCTGAGTTCCGTTTGAAAAGGCAACCTTTCCTGTTATGGTTCCTCTGTCTGCACCAGCAAGATCCTCAGCGCTTACGGTGACAGACGTCTCCCCTTGACCAGTGCTCCTGGTTATATCAAGTTTAGCTTCGTCGTTGTCTACAACAAGCCTACCACCAAGACCACTAGTGCCAGCTTTGTTGTGAGTGAAGATGGTTTCAGAGGACTTTTCAGACAGATCGCTTCCGATGACAAACGAGTCAACTTCCTTTCTGTTCGATATAATCGCCTCTATCTTGTCTGCAACAATCCTTGGACTGTTACCAAGGGAACCTCCGTTTTTGTCCTTAAAGTTGGACGGGTCTGACCTAACAATAAGCTCAGACTTTCTCTTTATAGAAATTTGTTCCCCTACAATAGAAACAGTAATATCCCTGAATTCGTTGAGATCTATGAACTGCTGATCGTTTTTAGCGGCAGTGTTTCTTAGCTCAAGCCTCTTAGTCTCACCGTTTCTGTATACCCTTATCTCCATTGTGAATCAACCTAATACAAATATAGGTCAATTACACGGCTTGAGTTGACAGGTTTCCGCTGTTGTCGACCCCCAGGCGGTACTGAGTTCCGTTGGGTGACGTGAGTATCACTTTCTGATCAAATACGACATCCTGATCAAAGACGACATCTCCGTTGACCGTGATGTCAGGATACCCTTTTATATTTCCCTGGACGATGTCTATCGCGCTGATCGGTGTTCCTGATCCCGAACCGTCGTCTACAGCCAACTGAACCCTACCATAAGGTCTGCCCCCTACAACGTTTTCAGTGGTTTTGACGAAAGTACCAGATTGAAACCCTATAAGGGCGCTATTGGTATTAAGGACTACAGCGCCTCCGTTGTCTATGTCACCGTTGTGTACGAACTCTGTTGTTTCGCTATGACCAGACGTGAGGTCGGGTTTTACGAAGTCACTGATGACGTAAGAGTCGTCTGCCACAATAACGGCTGAGGGGCGATCTAAAACTCCCTGAATAGTTTGTAGCGCTCCATTAGGATTGACTACCGTCCACTGACTTGAACCAACCTCTCTAATCTTATAGGAGGTTGCCAAAGGATAGTCTTTTATGTAGTAGGCTCCTTTTGTTGCGCTATATATAGATGCTTTATTATTAGATATAGATATATCAAGGTCCCCTGGGTTTTCTGTATTTATGATACCCTGGACATAAGTCTGCCCCTCTGACTCTCCTTCTAAATCCAAAGTAAACCTCCCGCCTAATACGTCTATTCTTAGATAGTTACTCATTTTATCCTAGGCCTCCTGCCCCAACAAGATTAATTCTCAAATTTTTTACTTCAAAGCTTTCAGCCAATCCAGAAATACCCCCTCCAAAAAACGAGACGCCGTTGTTAAGCACCACAAACTCAAAATGAATTTGATGAACAACAGTGTCTATCGAAAGAGCAAAGTCACTTATGAGTTGAGGTATAACGTTTGATGTGTCTAGGTTTCCTAAAGGAAAATCAAACGTACCAGCAAAGGGAAATGGAGGTTGAACGAGATCTCCAAGTATTACCTCAGTATACGGAAGACCACTAACCGCAGTTAGGTTTGAACCCCCCTCTTGATTGTACAAGTAAATACGACAAGCCAACTTAATGGGACTTGAGAGGAAGTCAGAGGCTGAATTCGTCGTACAAGAAGCAACAATAGTGCTCAAGGGGTCTCCGTTCGTATAAAACCTTATCGTGTGACCGACGTTTATGGTGCTTTGGCCTGAAGCTACAGAAGAAATTGGAACTCCTCCTTGGGCATTAACCAGAAACGATATAAGATTTGTGTTTTCATTTGATCCAGCCGCTAAGTGCTCAACCACAATTCTTGGGTTTGTGAATCCACCCCCACCCACTGTAATGTCATCTCCAACCTGGTCGCCAGATACAGAGTGGTTGTTACCAAAAGAGTCGAGGCCGAATACGGCTTCCATATAGCTTACAGGACCCTCGGTAAATGAAGATGCGGTTCCAATCAACGGCTCTGCATCTCCAGATCCTGTATGCCAAGTAGACCCAAGGTTGATGCTGTAGTTTCTATACGATTCATCCAATCCAACACCAAAGTTGCCCAGCAAAGACAAAATGTCGGACACGGTCACGATGCCGTCCCCGTTAACATCTCCTGTAAGACCAGTGGTTGAGTCACTGTATACAGTTATATCGTTTCCTGTCGTTTCCGACAAGTGTATCGCCAGCTGCTCCCCAAAGTAGTGTGTAATTATAGATCCAAGATCCTCCCCCGTTATCTTTCTGAACAGATCGTCAGTGCTGTCATAAACCCCGAAGCTATACCTGTCCTGATTCTCTTCGGTATTTACGACAAATGAGGTAGCCCTAGCTGGTGAAGTGGAATCGACTCCATCTGGCGGATCAATAAGGGGGTATAAAGAAAACTCAGAGGCGATCTTGGTCCAGCTGTTTGCGTCATCCCACGTTACACCAGAATAAACCTCAAGGTCCCCATCAACAACTGACAGGTACCCTGAGGTTCTGAATTCCGTGTCTAGTGAATCTCTATCGTCAGAGCTACCAAATATTCCAACGCCCTTGACCTTGTTTCCAGCAAGATCAAGTATCGGCCCGCCACACGATTCTAGTACGTCGCCGATGAATACTGGCATTACTCTACGTTGATATAGTCAATGCAGCCCTTGATGTCACTTGCAGTCAAGTCGCCGCAGTCTTCTTCTTTCAGGTTGATCATCTCGATCTCCACCTTGTACTTCTTGTCCAGCAAGGCCCTAACGTCCTCCCTGAACTTCTCAGCTGCCTCGTCTGGCACGACCTGCTTTCCGTCCTCGTCGTAGGAGGCTGTCTTCAGGTCTTCGATGTACTCGTTGCGCTTGGTCTCAAACGGAGACACGATGGCCTCCAAAGACTTAATGTTCTTCGCAATCATGTACGTCTGCTTAAACGGGAGCTTTGCATTAGCCACCTTATTGAAGCCTTGCAGGGCCTCAATACACTGTTCCATGGTAATCGTCATGTGAATTGAATTAGTCCCGCTAAGATACGAAACTTATCCGATAAAGATGAATTTCACTTGGTCTCCGTTAACCACACCCTGCACTTTTACCTTCCTGGAATTGACACTAACTCCCTGCCTAGACTCAGGAAAAATCATGTTTCCTGGAAGGGGGAGTTGAGATCCAGATCCTTTATTGACCACCAATCCAAGGCACATAACTTCATTAGAGTTCAGTTTATGAGTAACCTCTATGGCGGCGTCGGTCGGAGCAGTGTTTGTTCCTACACCGTAAGTCACCAGATTCGTAGACACCCTTCCGAAGTGTCTTGCGTAAGCTTGACCAGATGGCAATCCGTCAGTGTAAACCTTGTCTCCTGTCTCATCGCTAGAGACTGGGGTGATAAGAGTATACGCAGAAGCCAAGTGCTTGATGTTGCTGTCGGCGAGAGCAGGGTCATGAAGCTCGTTTACGCCCGTCGCAGCGTCAGAAATTGTACCTGCAAGAGCAACAGAAACATCTGTAAGGACAGTCTCAACGACTGCATTCCAAGCGTGGTCGAGGTTGTCTTCTACGTTAGATCCGTCATTAGCAGCACTTGGGTTTGTGTAGTAGTTGATGAGCTTCCACACACCCCACTTCTGACCAGCAAGGCCAGTAATGTCCTGTCCAGTGCCGTAATCATAGAAGAAGCTGGGTCTAGAGTGCCATCCCTCGTCTACCACCTGTAAATCAGCACCGCCACCAGCTGGGGAGTACGTAGTCGCACCATGGAAAACCTCGATACCGCTGTCTGAGGTAAGTGCTGACGTTGCAGTATCAGCTATGTTGTCGTCGTCGTCTCTCAGGATATTAAGAGACAGGAGGTTGTCTGTAAAGGTGGTCGTCTGGGACGAGGTCTGAACGAAGTCTCCATTTACAGTAAGGTCACCTTGAATCGTAGTGCTTCCCTGAACGGTAAGAACGCCAGTAGTGCCAGACCCAGCGGGACCAATGGTTACAGTTCCGTTCGCCGCGCCAGCCAGAACAAGCTGGTTGGCGAGAGAGAGGGTTATATCTCCTTTATCAGCTGTTGTTAGAGGAGTTGCATTATTGTCTCCGTCAACAAGAATTTGGTTAGCGGTACCAGCGACAGTCTCAGTAACGTTCGGGTAAAGGCTTCCGAAAACGTCGGAGGGCGTCTGAGCGGCTATAACACCACTTGCATCAGTGGTAACAACCGTAGCGCCATCGTTGTTCGCCAAAGTCCCCAAAGTGACGGCGCCACTGGTGGTCGTCAGCGTTCCTGATGCAGAAACGTTCTGCAGAGAGCTTGCGCCAGAAACAGCAAGGGTGGCGGAAGAAAGAGCTCCAGTAGCCGCTACACTGGCTACACCAAGGGCTGCATCTGCAGCAACCCTGATGTGCATCGTACCATCAGCATTGTCTACAAAGTTTATGTCTCCAGCTTGTGCGCTAGTACTAGTGGCGTTAGTGAACGCAGTCCTGATATCGTTGTTGGTCGGGAACTCTATAACAAACCCGTCAGTTCCGTTTCCAGAGACATCACCTATGGCGATGTGAGAAAGTGCTGTTGCGGCATCGACGCCTTCTGGGAGGTCGGCGGAAGACCCGTCGTAAAAACCTTGGGTTATAGAAAGCCCAGAAAGGTCAGTGGTAGTGCCCCCGACATATTCAGCGAAGTCGGTCCAAGCCATAGGGGTGGCCTTGGTACCAGTAACTGTAAACCTATTGGTTATGTTAGAGTCATAGCTTTGAGTGGTGGCGTAGTCAGCGTTACCCGTGTACATAAACACTTTAGGGGTAGCGTTGACCGCGTTTATAGCTATGTTTATGTTGGCTCCGTCAGAGTCTACACCAACAAAGTAGTCGGTGCCTTCGACCAAATTAGTAACGTCGTCAAGGACGTTAAGGGCGTTACCGTTAGAGACATAGACGAGAGTAGCGTAAGGCTTAAACTTACCCCACAGGTCGAGGTTGAAGTAGTCGGTTCCGTTGTCAGTATAATCGTCAACGAAGTTCCTGAAGTCAGCCAAAGACCCGACATGGGTCTTAAACGATCCAAATACCTGATCGGAATCTACAAGACCCTTTTGAGCAGATCCGTGTACTAGGTTTGATCCGAATGAAATTGCCATGTCTTATTCCTTAGTTTGATATAACGAGAGTGGTGTAAGGGAATCCAGTTCCGTCTCCCGCAGAAGCAGCAGAATACAGTCTATAGTTTACCGTAGTGCTGTTCTTAAAAGAAACTGGTATAGGTGTCGGGGTGCCCGCAGTTACTGGGGCGCCACGACCTAGTGTTGTTCCTGGGTCATTGAAGTCACTGAATATGTCAAGTGCTCCGTCGCTGATTCCAGTTATTTCGTCTGCAGTAGAACTTTCTATGGGAAAAGCTATGTAGATGTACTTTCCGTTAGGTGTAGAAAGACCAGAGATGTTGCCGTCTATTGAGTTTACAGGAGTACCACTTGTAACACTCACTAGAACAGGATCGCCTTGCGGATCTTGAGAGAAGTGGTCTGCGCTATCGACATTCTGAAGCATCAAATTCTGAAGTGCCGTAGCAAGATCACCAGAAGGCGTGTTCACTGGGTTTGTATCTCCATACCCAACAAAAGCGGGGACTTGGAACAAGACTACAGCTATCTCTCCCGTCTTGTCATCACCGCCAACAGTAGCAGACGTTCCGTTGTCAGTTACAATAATTCTGTACCCAACAGTTGTCAAGTCAACTTCACCAAGCTCCTTACCAGAAACGCTTCCGCCAAAATCTGCAGTGACGTGAGAGTCGTTAAAAGTATACGTTGCTGAGTTTGTCAACCCGTCGTTTTGAGTAGCTGCCAAAGCAGCTTCTCCAGTACCCCCTACCCCGTGTATCTTCTCATAGCTAGAAACACTTGTTCCGTCAAGAGAATTGTAAAACCTTTCAATCGATATGCTACTGATGTCGATGCTTGAGTCCTGACTCTTAGCTGAATTAGTAACAGTGAAAGAGATAGAGCTCTCCACATCACCAAAGACTCTAACAGAGTTGCTAGTAAGGCCACTCACAATGTTACTCGGAGAAGTTCTTGCAACAGTCAGGCTGGTGACAGGGGAAGCGTATGCATTCACCTTGTACGAACCCTTAGTGTCGTTTCCTGCCGTCAACGTAATGACTGGCTCGTGATCGGAAGATCCGTCAAGGACGCTTCCACTTTCAGCCGCTGGGGTCACCTCTACAACATAGTTCTGATACACAGCACCGCTGTTTCCCGTGTACGCAGCTATATCTACATCGCTATCCGTAAACTCAACAGTGACATACGGAGACGGGCTGGTTGCGTTGAAGCTGTTCATTGCCTCTATCGCAGTCTGAATGGAGGTAGCTCCAGCTGAGTCGTAGTTTGAAGAACCCGCATTAAAAATACCCGTCTTGATCCACCCGCTCCCCGCTCCATTTCCTCTAATAGACCCAAGGCTACTCCCGTTTTTCTTCACCTCTATCTTAAACACACCCTTGTTTACCACATTCGTATTGGCTCCAGAAAGGGTGTTTCTGTTTCTGTTTCTGACCTGAAAATTTATGGTTGCACTCTGATCCAGCCTTTCAGCTGTCGAGTACTCGAATATAGAAGCGGCATTGGGGGCGGTACCAGCGAAGTTGATGTCATCATTAGCAAAAACTTGATACTTCGTCAGGGCGTCCCTAAGAGCGTCCAGAGCTGTCCTTCCCGTCCATGCAAGCTGGTCGCCGTCATCGTACTTACCGAAAGTCCTTCCTTCCCCGATGTTGACGTACAGGTCGGAATCGAAGATCGGGGTATCACCAACGTTCTTCCAGTAAGCAGAGTTTCCATCAGAGATATCGACAATCTTGGCCGCCTGAACTGGGTCGTCCTGAGCCGTAAAAATGTAAACCTTACCACTCGCTTTGTTTACAAGTAGGACACCAGGAAAGACTTTGTTTACCAAAGACGGGTGAATCTGCCCTTCGTTGTCAGGGTCCTCAACATCCGTGAGGGCATCAACAAAAATGACACCCTTCGAAGTGTTTTCCGAAAGGTCTATAATCGGATACTGTGCATTTGAACTTCTCAGTTCATCACCGAAATAAATTGCCATTAGCTGTCTAGTTTAATCTGTAAGTCAATCTTTATCTTCTCATCGAAAGCCCCAGGTATTTTTGACCTGTAATACTTTACTGGTATATTGTTTCTAGTATATGGGTTTCCGTTAGAAAATTGATTCCCCAAATATACTATAGAATCGTTTAGAGAGTAAATGCCAGAGCCAGCAGTGGTTGCAGCAACCTCGTCTATTACAAATTCATCAGGTATCTCTATGATCAAATACCTGTTTAGATCTGACACAGATTGGGTTCCCCCGCTAGAGAAACTTACGATAACCTCTTGTTCCTCAGAGGTAAAGTCAGTAAGGACCTCTACGTACTGATCTTGATTGGCGTCAGTCAACAAGACTCCAGTTAAAAGAACTTCATTCTCTGGATCAAAAACATTAGCTAAATCGCTTAGAACGCTCGATACGTTTGAAGCCTTAGGGTCTTTTGCCACGCTTGTGAAACACCTGATCTTCTTCCCAATGAAGAATTCAAATTCTCTAGTTCCCACCTCCGATTCCAGAAGCGTGCCGTCATACCATAGGTATTGGGTTCTTATTTTTTTCTTTCCCAAGGTGTTGTACGAAAGAGGGATGTTTGTAGTAGTTCCAGCTTGGTTTACATCCACCGTGGTTTGTTCAGGAAATGCACCCCACCCCGATGCTGGCATTACCAGCTGAGGGTTTGCAGTATTAAAATCACCATCAGCCGTGGTGTACTGAATAGCAATGCTTGAATTGGGGTACATCAAACCCATATCAGAAGAGGTCAAAAAAACAGAGTCTAGAACCAAGGGGTCTCCAATTTCAAACTTGTATCCGTGATCCTCGTACTCTACGAACTCCCCTCCTACGATTCTTCCAAAAGACGCACCAGTAACCGCAGGGTTAGGCTCTAGGTTTACCGTAAGCATATCCCTTATGATGTCCTCTAGATCCGTAAGCTGAGCGTACACTTGACCATCTTCAGCCTCTCCAACAGGGTTGGTTACAGTAAGCTCCTCAGTCAGGAAGCTATTGCCGTCACCAGACACCCCAGGTTCACCAGGGTCACCCTTAGGTCCCTGATATATGATCGCCTTGAACGGCCTGACGATAGGGTTGTTGACTTGTACCTCAGCTCTGCCGATCGGCTTTATCTCGATAGATGCAGCCGAAGTAGACGGGACCTTTACAATCTGGTTTGACTGGGATACATTGACGGTGTTGACCGCTCCGATCGGTGAGGATACGGGAGCGGAAGCGACCCCAGTGACTCTGATTATCGGGGCGTCTTCCGTTACTACCCGTATCGCCATCAGATGGTTATGTCGTCATTGATGGTGAACTTACCGTAGAGGTAGGTTTTGACTCCTGACGTTGGGTGCTGGTGTTGCAGGTCGTACACATAAGTCCCTGGCGTCAACTCCATTCCAGCCGCACTTGCGGATATGGTAAGCTTTGAGCTAGTGTTATCTCCGTCAGACAAAGCAAAAGAAAAGTTAGAGAAAAACGCGGTGCCCGTGTCGTCAGCAGAAGGTCTAACCTCCATTGTATACAGGCTGCTCGGAGGGTCGTGGGTAGGCATAGTAACACCAAAATCAATACCTAGACTGAAGGTGTCTCCCCTCCTACAAATTATATCCAGCCTAGATGCTGTGTCAAGATTGACCTGCGCCATTTTGTATGATCTTATTTATGATGTCCTGCGGTGATTCCTCCTGACCGCTATCAGGCTGTTCTGGGAGCTCTCCCCGTTCCCCTTGTCTTTGTGCTACGAGCTTACTCTGCTCCACAGCTTGCTTCTTGACCCGCTCGTCCTTCCTGTCCTCCTTCAAGACTTCCAGCTTCTCGCGGAACTCTTCCTCTTCGGTACGGAAACCGAGGGTGGCCTGAGCCTTGATCAACTCAATCTCTTTCCTGTGCTCGTGCTTCAAGATCTCCATCTGAGACTCCAGCTGAGCCTTCATTTGTTCCATCTGAGCATCGATCTGCGCCTTGGCTTGCATCTCTTGCATCTTAGCCTGAGAAGCAGCCTGAGTAGATTGAGCTTGCGCTTGCGCTTGCATCTGCACGTTCTGCTGAGCGATCTGCTGATTCATAGCCATACGCTTCTTACGCCTAACCACAAGTAGCCTCTCAGCTTGGTTGATGTCCTTGAGTTGCCTGATGGCAATGGCGTCCTCGATATCCAGTTCTTTCTGAGCCAGTGACACCTGTATGTTCTGTTCGAGATACTGCTTCTCGACGTCCTCCATCTCCTTCACCACCTGCACCCCGAAGTTGTACATAGAGAGAGACTCGAAGGTGTTTAACACCCCCATGTTCTCCTTGCCTATCGCGTTTTCGTAGGCCCTGAACAGGATACTGTTCCTGGGGATGACCTGCAAGCACTTTACGATGTCGGAGCAGACCTTCTTGAACAGCACCATAGAGGAGTTCGTGATATCGTAGATCGCGTTGTTGCCCGCTGCGATAGCTTGCTGCCTAACGCCGACCAACTGCTCACCCTTCGGTGTCGTCCCGTCCATAGCCTCGTTGATTCCCGTAGCGTCACGGATCATTCTCAGGTAGTGGTTGTACAGGGCGATGAACTCGTTGATGTTCCGTACACTGTTATTGATCTCCCTGATGGGTGGATTCTGGAACCCGCCTTCAGGGTTTTTGCTCCTGTAGTAGAAGACACCTGTCTGTTCGTAGATGTCATGGAGTTCGAGCGGTTGGAGCTCCCCGCCTTTGCCGAGCTGAACATTTTCCAGACCCTCGACATCAATGATGATACCATCTGGTTTCGCTTTTGCAATGGCTTGTTGGATCTTCAGGTGCGTCAGCTGGAGCTGGTCCGCAAACCCGATGCAGCTGTCCACCATAGACTTGGGGATCATCTCCTCCATATTGGTGGCGACCACAGAGTAAGACAGGTTGGTCTTGCTCAGGTCGTGCATGTTCTTCGGTATGTTGGTCTTCAGACCGTAGTTGAAGAGCATATCGCACCCCATAATGTAGCTACCACCGTACACCACGGCGTTATCGAGGGTTCTGACCGAGCGCTTGTAAACGGAGTTGGTCGGGGCCTTGTAGTTTTCACCCTTCTGGTAAAACCCAGTATTTCCGAACCTGCTTTCCTTCTCCTCAAAGTACATGGTGTCGACAGAGACGAACTCGAAGTCCAGGACCTCGACCATGTATTCATCATACCCAAACTTGTAGCGCTTCAAGTAGTCGTCGTACCTGGACTGACCTATTTTGGACTGATCGTACCCGTACTTCTTAGCAGCCTTCTGTGCGATGACTTTGTACTGCTCTTCAGTGAACTGATCGCCCGCGATGCGCTTCAGCTCGTATATCGGGATGCGCTTTACGTGACCAGCGTAAACCAAGTCACCGAAGTTCGGGTCTTCGGTATAGCTATGCACGAACTCTGCAGGATCGACATAACTGGTTTTGATTCCTTGGTTAGGGTCGTTGTCTCTTTTGACAACTGCCATACCCAGCGTTGCGAGATCATTAACACAGCGCCTGTAGGTTGAGTCGTTGAAGTCGTTCCACTTCAGGGTCATGTTCGTCGCGATCTGGGCGGCGATTTCTGAAGTCGACTTGATGTTGTTTCCAATGAAGATCTCGGCCTCTTCTAGCGTCTCTGGAATGCTTTCCATTTCAGAGATGTTGACTCCAGTATCCTTTTGGATCTGATTCAGCTTTTCTCTGTTTGCAACCGCCATTTCTATTTTTCGGCGCTCCAGATCTTTTTCGCTTGATGATAGTGGATCGACAGCTTCAAGGTTGGGGTACGGCTCAGAAGACAGGATCTTGTTGACCACAATCCTCACGAACTTCGGTAGGATAGGGACGGGCGTAAAGTCCATATTCAGAAAACTCCCGTCAGAATTGTTAGGGTCGAGACTAGTCAGGAGCTGCCTGTAGATACTCGTGTCCTGAGTTCCGTTGGCGTACTTCCTATTACGGTCGAACACTACCCTCCTCTTCTTCATCAGGGAGCTATCTTGCTCCGAGGTGCCCCACTGCGAAGAGATGGCTTTGGCGTACCTCAATCCGTACTCCTTGCCTTCCTTCGTTTTCCTGGATTCTAGGGGGTCAGGAAAGTTGATACTATTTTTTCCCTGTTTGCCGTGCATCTAACGGCAAATATAGTAAACTCAGCGGTGCCACTCTTTGACTTTACTCTTTCTGAAGAACACCTTGTCGCTCAAATCAGATTGCTTCTTTTTTTGACTTCCTTTTTGAGCCGCTAAGAGGGCCAATCCAGAGCTAATCGTAAGGTCGTACTTCGTCCTGTTGTTGATTTTATATCCTATCCAATCCTCCAGGGTATTGTTGAAATACATATTTCCGAAGTTTGCGGTCTCTGGTTTTACTCCAACGTGGTCGTGGATGTACGCTTCGATTGCGTGGGCATGGGCTTGAATGACGTCCTGAGAATTAGACGGGATTCCCTTTGTCCTGACGTTTACCTTGGAGTTCGGGGCCTTCAAGTGGTCTGGCCTATCCAGAACATACCCGTCGTAACCTCTTGACTCAAAATACCTTACTATCCCGTACTTATTGTTCTCGATTAAGAGCGGGAAACCATAGTAGAAGGAAGCCATCAAGACGTCTTCGTAGAAGATGCTGGCAAGGTCAGGTCGAGAAGCATACTCCACAACGAACATGTTGCTTGGCACGTCATCTCTCATATTGAATTTGGTGTACAAGTGCAGCGCACCCTTAGAGCCTCTTCCATCCAGAGTTTCATCGAGGTCGTAGGAGTCTACACCACCCACTCCGTACTGAGAATTAGGCGGAACTTTTTTTCCTCTAACTTCCGCGACTTGATTTCTCATTTCTACGGGTGGCTGCCATGCCACATGGAATCTGCCCCTGGGGTCTGGAGAGAACATTACCTCCTTGTCCTTCTCCTTCCAAATGAAGTTCCCCCTGACGACTGGGTTCGGGTAGAGGTTATTGTTCCAGTCTATCTGCTGGTAAATCTTACCAATGTTAAATATGCTTCCCTCTATACTATCTCGAAAGGCTTCGTCTTCGGTTAGCGGGAACTGCCTAATGACCTCGTTCAGCTCTGACGGGTCGTGCTTGAGGCTGTCTCGCTCGTTCTTCAGGTAGGTCTTACTACCCTGATCAATCATCTCCCCGTCTACGCCTTCTATCTCAGCATCAGGATCATCCACAACAGGATTCCCGTAAAGATCAAAGAACCCCTCAAGAGCGTGATCAGCAGGTATAAAAATACGGTAAAGGCCGCTCCTGGTCCTTCCGTTGGCATTCCTTTCAGCAGGGTCTGAATCTTCCCAGAGGTTCTTGTACTCTTCACCGCCTTTGTCCATTGGATTTACGGTGGAGCCCACCAGGGCCTTTCCGATTACTTTCTTACCAACGATGAGACAAGTTCGCTCAATACGCCAAGCCTCCCTGATGTCGACTGGCTTCTCCCACTTTCCAGCCTCGTCGAGGTAGAGCATGTGTAGCTTCTCTCCGTCATAGGCATTGTTGGTGGTGTTTTTCCAGTTGATGATTGTGTTGAGGGCGTCACCCTTTTGTGACGTCTTATTCTTCTTGGTGATTCGTTTCGATGGTTCCCGAAAAGCGAGTTCCATACGTGGGTTCGTCGTTCCATCCTGTATAGGTTTAAAGAAGAAGGGGTAGGCCTTAAACATTGGCACTACTTTCTTCATGAATATGTTCTCCTGCGAATCTTTACCAGTCTTGGACTGGATTCCGAGGAGCTTGTCTTTTACTTGCGTAGCCTCGTCAACAAGTACAGCGGCACAGATATTAGTATAGCCAGAACGGCGACACTTAGTATATAGCTGACCGATACAACGGGGATCAGCTTCGCACGCAGCCATGTGAAGAAAGATCTCACGTTGGAACGCAAGATACGAAGGATATCCGATATCGATCTTGCTCCACTGCAGGAACATATAGTGCCTCCCCGTAATGTACGTAGGCACACCATTATTGTAAAACCAAACACCGTTACGCCTCCGCTCAAACTCCTGCTCGATGTAAGGAGAAAAGGAACGTCGAAACTCGGCTGGCTTCTCGAACCACTCATCCATACTTCTAACCCTCGACAGTTCCTGTGGCACATCGGCGCGGCGCCACATCTGCATTCTTTTAGGTAGGTCGTGGAATAGAATGTCTGATTTCTTTGGAACTTTCGGAAGAGCAATGTTAAGACCGTGGATCGAAACGATCTCACCAATGTCACGTCCGCTGTCCAGCCGAATAACGTCATCGGACTTGTCCATACCGATTGCTTTTGAATGACGGAACGCCGACCTTTTTATCAGCCAACTCCATGTACTTTCCGCACTCGCATTTTACGTCGTGCTGGACCTTACCGTCGATAACCTTGATGGATACGCTCCCACTGTGTTCTGCGGTCTTGCCGCATTCGCATTTGTACTTGCTCATGATAAATGAATTGCACCCCCGCCAGGATTCGAACCTGGGACCCACAGCTTAGAAGGCTGTTGCTCTATCCAGCTGAGCTACGAGGGCGTAGGGTTACCTCCCTTGACCCCTGTAGGCCTTGGTGTAGTTTTTAGAGCCCTTCAGCTTCGACGTTTTCGTCTTGGCGTGGATTCCAGGTCTGTTGACCTTGTTTTTCTGGTTGTAGGTGCTGACTTGTTTTGCCATAGTGTTGAATTAAAATGTTGGGGCGGCGGGATTCGAACCCGCGACTTCCTGTGTATAAGACAGACGCTCTAACCAACTGAACTACGCCCCAGTGTGATCCGCCCCGTTTACGTAGGGGGCCGTCTTGTCGAAAATTATTTACTAGCCCGTTTCTTGGGTCTATTGTTTGCTCTGTTCAGAGACGATTTGATAAAACGACGGATTCTACCACCCTCGTGAGCGGCGTCCAAGCCATCACCGTTACCATACGTCCCTTTCTGACGGTTATACTTATTGAGTTCCGCTCTGTACTTTTTGGCCTTTTTGGTTTTGCCGTACTTCCTGTACTCATCTTTGTAGTCTCTTTTCATGTCACCTGATTATTGTCACATGACCATTGATTATATATGACTCTCCGTATCCTTCGCATTCTACTCTGTAAATATACGTGTCGTCAGGGACATAGTATTCATCTCCTCCTAGCCAGATATCCTCAGAGTAGAAGCTCTCCCACACTATCTCTCCAGACCTAGAAAAAACTCGCATCCGCCAGTCCTTCCAACAGTCTGGGTCGGTCTCTGCTCCCCAAGCGTCGTTGACCCCGTCATTGTCTGGGGTAAACGAATTAGGGATGTAGATCTCACAGTCAGAGAACGGGTTGATACACGGCTCCCCTGTAGCACAATCCACCTCTACCATGTCGTATTCGTAAATCATAGCTGTATCTACTTGATACTCAATATTGTATATAGTGTCAGTTAAAGTAATATACGAAGTGTCGACTTCTGTAATGTACAGTGTGTCAGTTAGATACACATACGTGGTGTCGTAGAAATACCAGTTTACCGCTACAGGAATGGTGTCGTTGATTATGACCGTATCCGTCTCAGTGATGTATAGCGTATCTGGGGGTAGCTCTATATATGTGGTATCGTAAACGAAAGTGACCACGGGTAGAATTTCTGTAATCGTGTCGTAGACAAACACCGTGTCGTACTCCAGGACTACAATGGTGTCAGGCGGCAATTCTACATACACCGTGTCATACACGTAAATGACTTCTGGTATATCTTCTGGGCAAGTGATAATCCAGTTGTCTTGCCAGTTAGAGTCCTCATACAGGCCACAACAGTCGGGAGTTATACCGCCACCAATCCCCCCTACTTCAGCCCAACCTCCGTTATCAGAATACATGGTGGGTCCGTAGCTAATCTGCCATATCACAGCCTGAATACCCAGACCCTGATTCATCCAGAAATCAAAAGCATTTAGAAGATTAGCATACAGGCTAATCCCACCCGACTGATAGAAATCGCCCAACGGAAACGTAATGGTATCCCCAGTATAGTATGGAGGGTCTACGTTGTAATCCGACCAGACATCTAGGTTGGTCCAGTTTGTTGACGAAGTTGTGGTCGTAGCAGAGTATATCCACCCAGGATGATTACTGTCGTCGGGAATACTAAGGCCCCAAGGAAAATCCCACCCTTGGTTCATGGCGTTGCAGTTCGAGTCCAAAGCCTGGAAACCGAACTGTATCTCGGCAATCCCAGTTGGGCCCGCTGCGCCCCCGCAACTTTCGGTGTTGTTGAACGCTACGGTTATCTCACCAGCTACTGGATCGAAGTCAAGTAGCTCTAGGTCACATTGAGCGACAGAGCTAAAAGAGAAAGCAAAACAAGCAGCCAGTAGATAGATACTAGTCTTCGTACTCCCCGTTCCATTCTTCGTTAAAATAGATGTGATCATTGTTGCACGAAGATACCCAATTAAAGGATCCGACGCGCATGGTGTGGTCACTTGCTGAACTTCTCAGCGAACCCTCCAGAGTAGTCTTTTTCTTCTTCGACACGTCCATTTTCTTTGAGTTCTTTTACCATCTGCTCCAAGGATTGCCTCTCCCTGAGAAGCTCCTTGCAGTCGATAGCGGTTTGTTTCACGGATTGAAGTTCGGCCTTCCTAGCGCTTCCAGTGATCTCTTGGTCGACGGGCTTTTTCACCTCTTCGATCATGTTATCAATGGCGATAGCCATCGCGTCCATGAGCTTCACTGCAGCGGTAAGGGTGTTAAAGCTTGTAGAGGAGCTCCGTGACCGCGACCCTGTAGTATTCTTTGCCATCGATTTTAATTCTATAGTCTCTGTTCTTTTTGAAGCCAACCACGTCGCCATGGGATACTCCAAGCTCTTCAAGCTCTGGGGTGTCAAAGGATACCACACCTGTAGTTACTTCTTTCTCTTGTAGGGAAACCACCTCAACGAGTCCGCTATGTCCAGGATCATCCTCCTCAACAGGCTGCAGCAGACACCAACCCTTGACAGGGTGTATGCCAGCTTTATTCTTAAAAGCAATAGCTTGATTCGCAGCAGCGTGTTCGTCGTCGTAGTGGACAACATAGTGATTGTCTTCTTTGACCAGTGGCGAACCGCCATGGATAACCACATGATGATGGAAGTACAGGGTATCTCCAGCTTCCGCGCCAGTGTTATACTTGAGTGGAGCAGCCAGGATTTTGCCTTCTGTAGTTCTGTTCTCAAACTCATTGAACTTGGTCTCTATGTACAGTTCTAGTCCCGAATCGGTGGTTATGGTGTCTTGAAGCTCTTTCTCTATTTCTACAATAAATTTATCTAGGGTCTTCATTATATTAGAAGTTCAAATCAAATTCCAGTAAGCATGGCATATCATCAATCGCCTTCCAAAGGTCAGTGCCCTCACTGCCTTCTATGTATACTAGGTATCTGCACTTGCCAAACTTGTGCAGGTAGGACTCGTCTTGGATAATTGCAGATACGGATCCTCGTCCTGCCTTCATCCCGACAAAGTATGCCATTCCGTTCTTGGGATCTTTTCCGATCACAAGTTTTCTAATCAACCCCTCCATCAGTTCAGTGATATTCCGAGGTCTCCCAGGAGATTGTCGATATCATCGTTAGGGTCCTCAAACTGCTGGTCCATTATCTCCTTCACCATCTCCAGTTCCAGCTTGCTGTCGAGGTTGTAGCTGAACACGCTCTTGAGCTGTATCTCGTCCCCTTCTTTGGGTTGGAGGAGCTCGTCGATATCGAGGACTCCGAGCATAATCGCGCTCATCACCCTATCTTCGTAGCCGTAGCTCTTAATGAGCTCCTCGATCTGAACGATGAGCGAGTACGCTTCTGCGATAAACTCTTTGTCCTTTGCATTCATAAATTCAAAGATACATAATCATGCCCAAGTCGAAAGTTTCTAAAGCCAAGATGTTTCGGGATTCTTCCAGACTGAAGGCCAAATATGTCAATCATAACTACCTCAAGAACCTTCATTCTGTTCGAAAGGAGTTTTGTGCTCACCACGGCATCGACTGGAAGCATCTAGAGTTTCTGCTTTGGGCTTACGACCTGGAGTTCTTTACTATACAGTACGCATCTGACGAGTACGGGTACAACAAAGGGAACATGGGGAACAGGATTATATTCCCGCTACAAGCTGAAGGGTATATCTACAAGCACTTCGAAAGGCTTACCCCGTCCAAGAACTTAGAGGATCACATCTTCAGAGAGGAGACCAAGTACAACTACAGGGTTAGGTATGCCATTACGCAACGCGCAAGGCTGCTGGTTCAAAGGTTTTACCAGAGCTTGTAATACGTACCCACCTCGTCCTTCTCGGCACGCATCACTCTCCCTTTGTTCTCAGTGGGGGACTTGTAACTGACATGAACCCATGCGGGGTTGGAGTCATCACCGAACTCCCATATGAGCTGATCAAAGTCCAAGCAGTCCTTGATATAGTGGAAAATCTCCGCATTGGTCACACCGCCGAAGACATCAGCATCCAGGTCCAAAGCGCGGCCTTGGCAATGCTGAGAAGTATTACTACCACCGATGGCACGATTGAGCTTTGGCGACCTGTACCCAGACGAGACGTAGATCGGGACTTCAAAGTGATCTCGGAGAGGTTGAAAGACATGCTCTGCTATCAGTTTCAGGTTCGTGATCTGAGGGTCGTCAGGCTGATTTTTTAAACCAAGGCGACTTGCCGTCTGGCTTTTTGTACACTCTCTTAGGGTCAGGTTTTTGGACAAACGCATTTCTCTTCTTATTGAAGTCTTTCAATTTCATTCTTGGGTTGAAGTAACCCTTACTCCCCATTAGCGGCGGACGCCTCTGCCCATCAGGATATCGGCCATGGTGATCTTACCGTCCTTATTCAGGTCAGGGAACTTACCTCCCTTCTTGTAGATCTTGCCACCCATACCCATCTGGCGACCTGGTGCGGGCTGCCCGCCTGGTCCGCGCATCTGATTAAGAATCTCCATCAAGTCTCCAGTACGGGACTCTCCAGGACCGCCTTGCGCCTTGCGCTCGGTTTCAATGCCCTTCATCCTGCCTTCAAAAGTAGACTCGTCGAGGACATACTGCCCTTCAGAGTTCTTGATGTACGGGTAGTCCTCGTCGAAGATGTACATGTTCCCCTCTTCGTCTTGACCCTGGGCGTACTCGTTCCAGTTTCCGTACACCTTAAAGGATCCAGGAGTGTTCTGCCACTCCTCGTCAGGGGCGTCGAAGTCAAGTTCCTCCGACTTATTGACCCAGACGAACTCTTTCATCTCGCCATTGTCGGCTTGCTCACGACGAACGGTGGAAGCGAACTGGCCCATCAGGGTTCCGTTCTCCTCCCTTCCTTTTTCTTCCATCGCCTCTCTCAGGCGGTCAGACATGGTACCTGCGTTCATCATGATTATCTTCTATAAAGTGAAGAGGTTCCGAGCCTAGTCCAGCCCTTCCGCTCCATTTGTCGCTGTGTTTTCGCCTCTCTTCGGCCCTGCTGCTTCTTCTTCCGCTTTTCTTGGCGCTCCATCTTCCTCTCCGCCCTCAGGTCGGCACGATCAGCCCCCTGGGCTACGACCCTACCGCCCCTTTTGTATGACTTTTTAGCCCTCATCTACGAGCCCTTTTGTCCATCCTGTCTTGCTTCGCTTGCATGCGGAAGACTTTCTTGGCAGCCTTCTTTCTAGACACGACTCTTGTTCTGTCTTTATTGTATCCGCTAGGCAGGTATTTTTCAGCACCCTTGTGTGGCTTGTGAACCCTCTTTCTAACTTCCCCAGTGGCAGCGTCCACACTTTTGTGTCTGGTTCTTTTAGCGAGACCACTAACCTTAGCAATTCCTCTCTGCTTGGTGCTTACTGCGTACTCCTTGCCCTTACCTCTTCCGCGATGGGGATTAGTATCAACCTCAACAGACCTATACCTCTTGCCTCTTCTTGCAGAAGAGGTTCTGACACTGTCTTTTGTTTCTGCGGTTCTTTCGACTTTACCGCCTCTCTTGTATGCTTTTACTGCTTTAGCCATTTTATGCTTTTTTTCTGTCTGTAACGATCATGTTCACGAGGCTATCGAGCCATCCGAAAACCATATTGTCTTTTTCCGTCGGGGTGAGATTGACGATGATCTTAATGAACGCCATGACGCCGATCAGCAATTCTCCCCAGTTGTCAAGAATAAAATCCATCATACCGCAAATATAGATAATTAAGAATAGTAATAAAGCTCTATGCTTTTGAAGAAGATAGTGCCGTTGAAGTCGCCGTTAGTGTCAGAAAATGACAGTTTGAAAGTACCTGGATTCGTTGCTGTTATAGTGTCGGACTGTGTTTCGCTTGTGTCTGCAGCCGTAAAGTCAGTAGGCTCCGTTCCATAAGAGCTACCAAGAATAGCTTGCACCTTAGTCTGACGATCACCCTCAAATGTAAACCCTACACTGTAGTCGGTTTGATCCGCAGGTATATTAAAAGAAGACAAGTCGAGGTGAATTTCTCTTGCTCCAGTAAACGATATTCCAGCAGTCCACTTTACAGCGTCTGTAAGACCCCCAGTAGAAGATTCAGGCGCAGATACAGTGTCCCCCATTCCCAGGGGTTCTGTCCATCCGTCGACATCCTCGGTAAAGTCGCTTTGATAAACAACAATCTTCTGAGGTGGCTGAGTAACGTCACTGCCAGCAAGGCTGCCCTTGGTAACTCCTAGTCCTAGCATTATTTCTCTAAGTATGATTTAATGGTTTCGAAGGCTTGGTAAGCCCTGGGGTTATATCCCTGCATATCCTGTCTTTCTCTTGGGTTGTAGCGTGCCCTTGCGAAGTCCTCCTCGCTCCCCTCAAACAAAAGGTTTCGAAGCTTACCGTCAACGTAGTTTCTTCTGTACTGATCGTAGCCATCCTCAGCATACCCCTCCTCTCTATCCTTACTGTACCAGTACCTGATCTCCCCCTCGTCTAGGCTGCTGCCAAACTCCTGCAGCAACCTCCTGAACTGAGGGTCAGCATCGGCCATACCGTGCAGCAAGTCCAAAGCAACAGCTTGAGAATCGTTGGTATCGGGGTTTACCAGAACCGTGTGCCTCCCCCTGGGGGACGGCCTGTCTACCACGCTACCAGAAGGGTATGTAATCGCCTCCTGATCGGGACCGTAATACTCGATGTCCCCTATACCAGTCAGGTCTCTAGTAAATTCCCTGTCTGGGACGACGCTAATGTCACCAAGCCTCCTCAGAGCAGGGAAACGCTGCAGAGCCTCACTCAAAAGACGGTCCCCCACCTCTTGATTAGATGGCATCTCCGCCAACCTGCCCAGCAGGTCCCCTACTTTACCGCCTTTGACTGGCCTCATGACGCAAATATAACAAGATAGTACTTGCGCCAGCACAGCAATACAGCTTCCAGACTTTCGTCCAACTCAAAAAACCTTTTGGGAAGCTTATCGCAACTCGGATGTCCATCATCGCGCTGAGCTGCTTGGCGAAGTTACAGGGAATTTTTGACATATGCAAGTCTTTAAGCAAGATTCTAACGCATCCAAGCTAATTTGCTGTGTTAGAACAGAGTATCTGCTTAAAAAAGGGGGTGAGTAATACAGATCCTGGGGAGGGTACGTACCTATACACGCACGCGCACGTACACCCAAACGCATTTGCGTACCCCGACCCCCTGCATAATGCGCACCGTCGGCAAAACTTTCAGCGTTTTGGTATCTGCTTGGTAGTCAAGGGGTTAACCTACTTAAGTTGCAGCACCGCTTGAGGTCTCTTTCACCCCGACTTCATTGCCGCTACGGGACACACCCTACCCCCCTCACCTCACACACGAAACCACACTCCATTCCGCTTGCATTATACACGCCGAATCACGCAGGGTTTCACACAGGAAGCTTCGCTTCGCGAGGGGCTTCGTCGAATCAGGTTCGTCAAGCTGTTTGGCACGATGGTTGGTATCGCCGCGTACATCATACTAATCTTCGCGTGTTTTCACGCGCATAATGCGATCAGGAAAAATCGCGCACCAGATTGTCGGCTTCAGATTTGAGATTGTCCGAGAACTTAGCCTTAACTTTGTCGGGCCGTTCAGCACCGAAGCTGTCGGTTTCAAACACTCGCCGTCATGAACATGACCTACACACTCTCTGCGGAGCAGAAGTCCTGCATCACCCTCCAAGGCCGTAAGGCCGCCAACAAGGCTCTCTGGGCCGCTGAAAAGGCCGACCGCAAAGCGGTTGCCGCGTGGGCTTCGAAGAAGCCTCGCAAGGCCAAGAAGATTGCCAACAAGCTGGACAAGCTGAAGGCCGCTTCTATCGAAGCCGTGTATGCCTCTGTGTCACAGACACACTCACGGGGCGTAGCCCTCCTTCCCACGAAGCCGCTGGACTCCAAGGTCGAGTCGGTGACTGCCAAGCGCCTCAAGCGCAAGTCCCGTAAGGGACCGAAGGACTCCAATGGCAAGTTGGAGGCCAAGGCTCAGCGGGAGTCCCTCGCCAACACACAGAAGCGTGCCGCGAAGACGGCGCCCAAGGTTGACGTGGTCTGGGACGAGGCTACCAACCGCCGTGTCGAAGTGGAGGTCGAGGTGAAGAACCCGACCAAGGCACACGCCATCCGCAAGACCTGGTGCGACTTCTCCGAAGTTCCTGCGGGGTTGGAGATGGAGGATGCAGTCCGCTGGGCTTCCCTTCAGGAGGGCTACGGCTGTGCCGCTGACGAGGTGTCCTTGGACGATTGCCTCTGACCCACACAGACAAGCGCACATGGTGCTTGGGGAGGTTCGATTCCTCCCTGCGCTCAAACACACAGACACATGAACAAGCACACACAGGATGTCCTTGAGGACATCATCGACACCATCCCCTTCGTCATCGTGACGACCTTCTTCATCCTCCTTTTCACCCTCTGACACACAGACACATGAGAGCTAAACTTTCCCTTCGGGATTACTGCCACAAGCAGATTCGCTTCTACAAGCATCTCCTGCAACACTCACACACAGAGGCCCAGAAGAAAATGGCCAAGGACAACATCGAATACTACACCAACCTCGCAAACACATGACAGACATGACAGACACACGTACACTCAAGCAGGTGAATGCTCAAGAGCAACTCCACCGCCTCGTCACTTGGGACTCCATCAACGAGTTCGTCGTCCGCACCTTCGAGGACACAGACACACGACTCCGTGTCCTGCGGGCCTTGGAGAACTCCCCGATGGACACCGACCACATCGATTGGCGCGGCATCGTGGACTACGCCATCCGCAAGTTCCTCTGACACACACACACACACAAGATCGACCACACATGATGAAACGACTCTCCAACCGCTCCCTGAGCCTGCTCAACTTCACCTCCCTGATGGGTGTGTGTGGGTTGACCACCATCCCTCTCGGCTACTTCGGCGAATGGGCCATTGTCCTCTCGTGGCTCGTGTCCATGTGCCTGTGGATTGAGTCCGACTTCGAGCAGGGACGGCGCGGCATTCACCCCAACGGCAATGTTTGACAAAGACACACACATGATGATTGACATCCTGAAGGCGGCGGCCTACCTCAACGCAGAACCCCTGTTCACCTCCCTCGGCTCGTCCGTGTTCCGCCTCCCGTGTGGCGACTGCGTGATGTACACAGACACGGAAGTGGCACAGATGGCCCGCCAGCAAGAGGCCTTCGAAGCAATCTACCCTAAAGGGTAAGAAATTAGATTTGGAAATGTGGGGTCGGTGTGCTTAACTTAGCGGTCCGATTCGGCACCAACCCAATCAAACATTCAAACACTCACAGACACATGAAAGTCAACTTCGACATTCGAATCGCGTCACTATACGCCATCATCGGGGGATTCGTCAGCCTGTTCACCTCCTGCATCCTTGAGGTCGCCACACTTGCACAAGTGGGTGTGGTTGGCATCTTCGCAGGGGTGGCTCTGACTGCCCTCGCCATCATCATCGACACCTTCAACCTCTGATACACACAGACATGGAATACATCAAAGCCTTCGAGTACCCTCACTTCAACCTCATTGCCGAGTGCTATGGTCGCACCCTTGCACACGGAGGTGACACCATCCTCATGACCCCTGGGCACACACGCTACACCTACAAGTGTGGAACCCTGAACTACAACAAGATGCCGACCGACCCGTGGCGTCCGTGTCATGGCTACGCCGTGGGTGGTGTGGTCCCCGCAATCACCATCTCCATGATTGAGTTTAACGAAGGCTCCATGGAGTGGGCTACCGCACACCCACAGGTCCTGTGGAAGAAGTTCAAGCGGGCCTTCGAGCAGACTTGGCACGCCGCCTACGAACACGGATGGAAGCCTGACCACCCCCTGTGTGTTGGCACATGGGTGAATGGCGAGGACATCGTCTTCGACGTGGTCACCCTCGTGGACGACCAATCTGTGGCCACACGCCTCGGAACTGAGCGCGGTGAACTCTGCATCTACTCCATCGAAAAAGGGGAGGAAATCACCTGCCCCGTCCCCCTGAAATCCTGAACACACAGACACATGACAAAGCACGACTTCCTCGGCATCTGCATGGAGTGCGAAGTTGACCCGAACCTCGTGGTCGATATCGCCGAAGTGCGTGACCTGCTCAAGCGAGACAAGGACAACGCCAAGATTGAGAACCAACTCCTCCTGCATACCCTCATCCACAAACACTTCTGAGACATGAATTACACAGACTACAAGCGAGACCTCGCCATCCGCATACTCCGCAAGATTGACGGGCTTGGTCAGTTCCAAAACATGGACGACCTCACCCGCATTGACAAGACCATTGAGGCCCTCGACGAGTTCCTCCCCACAGACGACAGTGCCGCGCGTGGACACACAGAGTTCGTCGATCTGGCGTGTGTGTACGAGGTCGACGAATGCCCCAACTGCGGCAAGAAAGAAGTCCAATACAGCGACACCTACGAATTCTGCAACGAGTGCGGATACACCTTCAACTGACACAGACATGACGAAAGACGAAATCCAAAAGGTGCAACAGGCACTCATGGTGGCAGACATGTTCTTCACGGCTGTCCCTGCATCCAAGGGTGCAGACATCAACCCGCTCGGCAAGATGCTGGGTGAAGCAATTCAAATCACACTCAAGTACACAGACTGATGTACACGCTCATCGGCAAAGCCCCCGCCCGCTCCGCCCGACCAGGGTTGGAGGTCACGCTCTACACTCACACACACAGGAGTGAATGTGAACGAGCGTGGGCCTTCTTCTCCCTGCACTACGACGACCTTGAAATCATTACCCCTAAAGGGGTAGCAAAATAAATTTGGTAGATAGGAACATTTGCCTTAACTTTGTCCACGGCAATTCAGCCAACGACATTCAAAACTCACACCCATGAATACGAACCTTCGCATCGCCCCTCACTACTTCATCATCGACTCCATCGGTGGTATGCACGAGGGCTACTCAGACACCACCTGCCGCCGCGTCGAGGACGTGGTGACCCCCGAACTCGGCAAGGCTCTTGTCGAGGAGTACATCGACCAATGGATTCACGACAAGCAGGAGTACTACTCTGGCCTGTGTGAAGAGATGGGTGTTGACGACAGGGTTGTCAAGGTCATCCACGACGAGTGCAAGTACGGCGGGTGGCACAGAGTGTGCTTCGTCCCTGACAACATCGCCCCTGACCTGCATTCTGACGATGGCGAGTGGCTCGACTTCGAGTCTGCATACACGCTCTTCATCCAAGTGTATGACGGGGTCATGCTCGGCGACGGGGTCGTGGTCTACGACCAGATGGACGACATGGTCCGCACCATCACACACAAGTCCACCGCCATCCGCATGGCAGAGGAGGGCATCTCCCTCGACGTGGAACGAATCAAGGCTCTCCTGTACAACAAGCCTGAACGTCACATCGACATGAGCTACCTGACTACCAATCTCATCTACTGCTACGACTGCCTCGCTGAAGTGGTGCGTGACCTTGAGTGGCCTCAGGATGTCATGGTCGACATCGACGACTCCTGCACCCACTACTTCCCTGTGCAGAACTGCAAGCGCCTCGTGTGGCTGAACGGAAGCCGCATCCAAACCGAAACCGAATACGCATGAACAAGTACACAGAAGCGGACGTGAACCGCACACACAAAGCCTCAGTCGAGGAACTCATCGACATCTGCCTCAACAATTGGAGGGAGGTATCTGACCCGCTCGAAGCACGGACATGGTATGCCGTAGCCGCACAGCTTGAGGGCATCAGGGAGGCTGACTACTCCATGTATGACATGGAGCGGATCCTCGCACAAGCAAACATGAACGCACAAGAACAGAACGCATGACAACTACTTACGAAATCTACGACTCCATCCGCAGGGAGTACTACATCCGTGACGAGGAGACTGTCCTCGACGACCTCTTCGATATGCTCGACGAGGTGGTTGACCAACGGCTCGGCGGTTGGGTCTACAACAACTTCGGCCTGAAAGCGTATGTCGGCGACCACTGCAACGACGACACCCACCTCGGCACAGCCAAAGGTGTGCGTGAAGTCCTGGCGTGGGTGTGTGGCCCACACTTCCAAGCAGAGGGTGACAAGGAGGCATACCAAGACCTGCTTGAGCGCATCCAACAGGAGGAAGCAAACGGGCCAGCATGGAGTACGAGCAAGCTGGACTATCCCTCCCTGTAAATCAGCAACTTAGAAAATAAATTTGGTGGATACGAACATTTGATGTATCTTTGTCCACGACAATTCAAACCTCACAACACATGAAACAACCCTCATCCACCGAGGCGCACATCGCCGACCTCAACCGAGACAAGGTTCACCCTGACGTTGCCATCCACACCCACGTCTGCTTCATGAGCATGATGCGGGACTGGATTGACGAGATGGACCCGTTCACGGACTGGGAAGACTTGGGACGACAGGACCTCATGGACATCATGGAAGGCCTCATGGATATGTACGAACAGAAACTCTAAACACTCACAGACATGAATCGCAAACTCATCGCATACCTCGACGCAGTAGAAGGCTACGTCAACTCAATCGCCCGTGACATCCGTAACAACCACGTGAACTACGCCGTGGCTATGTACGACGAGGACGGACCCTTCACTCGTCTCATCCCCCTCCCCTCCCCGCAGACCGCAGGGACGGAGACACAGAAGCGGGACTACTCACTCATGAAAGCCCGCGAGATTGTGGAAGACATGAAGACGTGGAACCCGCACCTGAACTACGACACCTTCGGCACCCTGCCCAATGAATTTGAACAAGACCCTGCCTGACGGCAAGTACTTCAAGCAACCCGCTAACCGAGTACACAAAGACAAGTCCAAGTACACACGAAAGAAAAAGCACAAGAACAATGCTGAACGATAACACCAACACCCGCGCCTTCGCCGAATCCTTTGGCCGCGCCATCTGCCACGGCATGAACATCGTCACCTGTGACGCTCTCCTCAACCCGCAGTCCTACGGCTTCTACTACTACGCCAATGACGCGGAAGCCACCGTCATCTCACCCACGGATCCTGAGGGTGCGTACTCGTACTGGGCTGGCGAACTGCGCGAGGCACAGGCTCTTGCCGAGCGGTACGGCCAAGACCCCGCCACCTACGGCATCATGATGACCTACAACCACGGACGTGGGTGCATCTACCTGAACCTGGTCCGTGTCGAGTACATGAAGAGCCGCGCCTTGGACATGGCAGAGAACGATGGGGTGCAATGCCCGCACATCATCACGGAGTTCGGACGCAACCAACCGAACAGGCGCATCTCCCTCGACGAGGAGGGTCGTACCCCATACCCACAGGATGAGGCGGGGCGTGCATTGGAAGATGCAGGGCGCAACCGAGAAGACGTGGAGGACGCGGCAATTCTGTTCCGAGACCTCGGCTTCACCTCCGAGAAGGGGACGAACCCTAAGGGTATCGACCTCGAAAAGAAGTTCAGCAATCTTGCTGAGCAGGACTCGCAATGTGACGAGTTCGACGAGTGGGAGTGACACCCCACACATGATGCGAATGGTTGACCCCTGTGTGTCTGGGGGGTCGGAGGGTTCGAGTCCCTCCCGCATCACACCTGTTGCCTACGTGTCAGAAAGAGGGGCAACACTCATCGGAGGCTGACACCTCATGGATGAGCGGCGTGAGAGG